ATGCCATCGGGAGCAGGTCGGGGGGTTGCCGGGGGTCCCCCCCACCCCCTCCGACCTGCGGTTTTGCCGCCGCGCGGTGTTTGCTGCGCAGGTCAGAGCGGGTGTGCCTCGCTGGTCCACTGGTCGCGGTCGCCGTGTCTCCATGCGACGCGCCCGGGCGCTGGTCCGCGACGGCCGGTGAGTGACGGCGTGTCTGCGTGGTCGATGAGTGAGGGCCAGGTGTAGGCGATGGTGTGGCCGGCTCGGCGTGCCCATGTGGCGATTGCTTCGTCGATGGGTTTGCCGTTGGGCAGGTTGTTGAGCATGTGTGGTACGAGGGCGGCGTGGATGGCTGTGCCGACTGCGTGGAGTAGGCGCCGGCAGGTGAGCCAGTGGGCTGTGGTGTTGGTGGCTTTGGCGATGCGTTGTTGGTATTCGCGTGGTCGTTCTCGCCCGAGGTAGAGGCTGACCACTGGGCTGGGTGCCACTGCTAGCGCTGCGTCGAGCTGGTCGCGGAAGTTGTTGCACGGTATTGCATCGTCTTCGAGTACGACGAGCCAGTTTGTGTTGTGGCGGGTGAGGTGTTGCCAGACTTTGCGGTGGTTGTTTTCGCATCCGAGTGTGCCGTTGTCGATGCTCATGTATGCGGCGCCCACGGTTTCCATGAGCCGGTGTGCTTGTTCGGCGCGTTTGGTGTGGGCCACGATGCCGATGGTGTTGGTCATCGTGGCCTTATGCGTGTGGTTTTCACGGCGACGGTGGTGTGTGGTGTGAGTCGTGGTGTGATGCTGCCGTAGTCGTATTCGGGGTCGATGGCGATGGAGCATCTGACCCAGCCGCTGGATTGGATTTTCTCGACGGTGCCTTCGTGTTCGAGTCCGTCGAAGTCAACCCATACGTCGTCGCCGGGTTTCATGCTCCGCTCCATTGTCATTTGTGCCGCCACCATGACCAGGTGTTGCGTTCGTTGGTCTTGAAGACCGTCGCCACCTGGGGTCCGTGGATGAGTTGGTCGGCGTGTTTGGTGTAGGCAACGTAGTTGAGTGTCGCCATGTCGCCGATGATTGTTCCCGGGTCGTCGTCTTTGTGCCAGACGCGCCGAAGTTGGTCTTCGTGGTCGGCGGCCATGTCGTGTGCGAATGCCATGACGGTTTCCCGGTCGCCGCCCACGATCCCCGCGTTCAGTAGGGTGCGGTCGGCGTGGGTGTCGATGAACTGTTGCAGGTGTGTGGCTTTGTGGTTGTTGCGCATCCAGTCGATCCCCACAACGGCGGGTTCGTGCCCGATGTACAGCTTCCCGGGTTGCATGTGTTCCCACGGAGGGGTGAGCATTTCGACGTCGGTGCCGTCGACGCACCACACCCATTTGACGTCGGGGTTGGCGCGGAGCCATTGGTAGTACAGGTACCAGCGCGCGAAGTAGGGGTTATCGACTGGGCTGGTGACTCGCTCGAATGACGCCTGCGGGTGGGTGAGTGGGTTGTCGCACAGCACGACGGTTTCACCTCCAGTGATGGAGGTGATCAACGTTTCGAGCAGTTTGACGTCGGGCCGCATGCGTGTGCCGCGTTGCGGGTCTGGCTTGCTCGACAGCAGACAGGTCAGCACGACGTGACGATCCGGCGTGACGAGTGGGATGTAGTGGCTGCTGGTGTAGTGGTGCCGCCTGTACAGGTCGGCGTTGCGGGCGGCGGCGGCTTTGCGTTCCTCGGTCGGGACGGAACGCTTTACTTCCAGGTGCTCGTCCATGGAGTGGATGAGTTTGTTGGAGCCGCATACGTCGCCGTAGCGGAATGTGGTGAGTCCGGCGTTGTAGATGCGGTCGGACCACGATGGGTGTTCCCATCCCCAGCCGCCATAGTCGGGGTCGAGGCCGCCGACGCGTTCGATGACGCTGCGGTGTGCGTAGATCATGCAGCCACGCGCCCCGGTGAGGGCGAAGTGTTGGCCGTCGTCGTAGACCTTTGTGACGTCGTTGAGTTTCCGTCCGCCGGCGAGGTCGATGAACTGGTACATCAGGTGTGGCTCGGGTGAGTCGATGTAGGGCTGAAACCAGTTGTCGGCGATGGGGTAGCAGTCGTCGTCGAACAGGAAGATGTGTTCGCAGCCGTTGAGGAGTTCGAGGCATTTGTTTTTGGCTCGGGCAATGCCTGCGCGTTGAGTGAATCGGTAGGTCGCTGCTGGGTATGGTTCGTCGCTGGCGTCGTCGACGATGACGAGTTTGGCGTTGGGTGTGCGGCGGCGAATGTGGGCGATTGTCTCGTCGGCGATGGTGTTCCGGTTTCGGGTGGTGACTCCGATTCCGATTGGAGTTCCGTTGGTGGTTTCGGGAACGTATCGGGTTCCGTTGATCACGACGTCGGTCATGTGTGGGCTCAGTTCGTCACTCGTACCATTCGCCGCAGTCTGGGCAGTCGGCGTCGCCGCAGTAGCAGATGTTGCGGTCTGTGGTTCGTCCGGTTTTGCGTTCGCGGTGCCGGTTTCGGTGCGGCTGGGCGGCGTTGGATCTGCGCAGCTCCTGGCGGGCGCGGGCTGCCTCATCCATTGGTGCAGTCCATCGTCCAGCCGTTCTTGCGTGTGGTCACGCGGATTGTGGTGTCCTCGTGTTTCGCCCCGGCCATCGCGAGGGTGGCCGTCTTCGCTAGCGCGGTCATGATCGGCAGCATCCAAGGCTCGTTGGGTCCAGCTTTCTGGACCGCTTGAACATCAGGTGGCGTGGTGGTCCACTGGCCGGGATCGGCGTGCATGAGCACTTTCCCGTCAACTTCGATGTGGATCACTGTTCGGTCGCTTTCCGCAAGGCTCGTTTGGGAACGATGACGTCGTTGCTTGTTTTGTCGATGGTGATCGACAGCACGGGCGGGGCTGTGGGTGTGGTTCGGATGTTGATGACGCGGTGCCCGGTCGGTGCGTCGGCCGCTTTCTGGCGCAGCTGTTCTGCTTCTTCGCGTGTGAGGATCACATAGTTTTGCGTGATCGCCGCGGCGAGTGCTTCCGCGACCAGTTTCGGGGTATCGAGGTGCGGTAGACCTGATTCTTCAGCGAACTGGCCGGCGAGTTCCGGGGGGACACTGATAGGTCGTAGTCCCGGCAGGAGGATCGGGAAGGGTTTGGTGTTTTCGTCGCCGGGGTGAACCAGGTTGTTCAGCGTGCGGTTAAGGAAGTCCGTGAGGTCTGTGAGGCTGCTCATTTGGGATATTCGCCTGCGAGGCCGTCACTGATTCTGTCGGCACACCCTTCGCCACCGATCTCGTCGCGGACGTCGACCGGGGCGGTCATAGGAGACCGAACCTGTTCCGCAAGCAGATGAGGTCCGTCTCCATCTTGGTGTTCTGCAACCGCATGTACCGCAGCTCACGAACCACCGTGTAGTGATGGAAAACAAGGAACGCCAACAACCCCAGCAGTGATGCATGGGCGCCGGTCATTCTTCGGCCTCCTTGGACTCCACACACATGAACCCGGCGTTCTCCATCGTTCCTGCACCGTCCTGCAGATTGATTCGCCACGAGTCAGGATCGATATCGTTGGGGACTCGGCATGCTTTGCCGCAGGGTGCGAAACGGACACGATCACAGGTGTCGCAAATGCGGAGGTGTTTGAGCGGCATCAGACATCCGCCTCATACGTGGCTTCCATGTACTGCGCGTCCTGCGAATCAGGCAGCGAGTACGGAACCACGTTATTGACGACAGTGGACGGGCCTTTGACGCCACGTGCGTCGAGTTCCTGCGCGATGATCGCGCGGATGCCATCCATGAAGATCTCAGCGAAGGCTTCGCCAGCTGCGGTGAAATCGATCGGGTCGCTGTCCGGCATGAGGTACTACTTCTCCTGGCTGGTGGAGCGGGGTAAACGGTCAACCAACTGGTTGAGTATGCGTTCAGCGGCGGCGATGATGTCCGGGTTGCCTGCCTGCCGTGCAAGTTTGAGGTTGAGGTGCGCGCCTTGGATGCGTTCGGTGAGCGTGCGGGGTGCGGGGAAGGTGCTCATGGTTGGCCTCCCCGGGAATGAATAAAAGCCCGAACCTGTGGAGGTCTTCGGGCTTTGGGCACACTTCACTTGCCGACCCAATGATGGCATATGAATCTGCATGTCGCAAGCAAGCTAGGGGATGTGGGGAGGTTGGCGTGTCTCATTCGAGGACTCCTGCGGGTAGTTCGTAGCCCAGAACGTTGGCGAGGTGCTGGAACAGTTGCGGTCCCCATTCGTGGTGGCAGTTTTGGCAGACGCATCCTGATGGGCCGATTTGGAGTGCGGGTTGTCGGACGGTTTCGCCGGCTGAGTTCTTCCGGTACACGATGGCGGTGTCGCAGGCTGGGCACGGGTTTGGGAGTGACCATTTCGGTGGCGGGTTGAGCATCGTTTTGATGGATTCGCACCAGGCTTCGATCCTTCCGGAGATTTGTTCGATGCCGTGGGCGTCTTGGGGCCGCCATGGGCGTCGTTCCAATAGTTGGAGGCGTAGCACCGTTAGTGGTGTGTGTTCGCGGGTGAGGTCGCGTTGTGGAACGGGGTATGGGGGTCCGAACACCCAGTAGCTTGAGGGTTCCCATGCTGCGACGGTGGCGTCGATTTCGGTTTTGAGTTCGACGGCATCGATGCAGAGGGGTGGTGAGGATTGCGGAATGCGGGAGGCGTTGCCTTGGGAGCCGGGGATTTCTTCGGTGAGTTGGTCGTAGAGGGAGTCGCGCCATCTGGTGGCACCTTCGGTGTATTCGGGTTTTGGGTCGATGAGCGCGGAGATGGCGTTTCCGAGTCTGGTTTTGGCGGCGGGGAGGTTGCCATCCTCTGCTGGTTGGGTCATAGGGTTTCCTGAAGTTCGTCGGGTGTCCACATGTTCAAGCAGTTGAGGCATTTCACCAATCCGTCGTATTCGAGTGCGAGCAGGATCATTTCGCAGGAGGGGCATCGTTCGCCGGGGATGAGCCTGGGGATTCGGGAGATCTGTTCTTCGATCTCGTCCATGCGTTTTTCGCGGTCTTCAACAGTCGGAGCGTCGCTTGTGATGGCGTCCGGGGCCTGGAATTTATTGGCGTCGGGACTGATTGGTCGTCGGGATATTGACTTGGGTCGAAGCTCTCCCTTGTTGTGGACTACGTGCGCGACGTTGTATCGCGGCATCTCCGATTGAATCGCTGCTACCTCTGCGGTTTCGAGCTCAGCGCGGGTGGCGAAGTGTTGCATCGTGGAGCGGGCGACTGATTTGAACCATGCTTTGTCGGCGTGGTGTTGGTTGAATCGGCTTCTCGGGTTGTTTGTGATTCCGATGTAGAGAAGATCGTCTTCCGCGTTGTAGAAGCGGTAAAGAATATGAGGTTTGTCGCTCATGGGCACCTCCAAGATTCGGATTTTACCTTGGTGTTCAGCGTTTGTTGGGGTCCATGTGTTTGGGTTTGGTGGGTGTTTCCGCATGGGCGTCGGTGTCGATCGGCTGGGTCATTCGTCAAACGCCTTCCTGAACATTGCTTCCTGTTCCTGAAGTTCCTTCTCGCGGTGTTCAAGTAGTTCCGCTGCGGCAACGCCGACCTCTGCTGGGACGTCGGCGAGGTGGGTGTAGATGTCTGCGCTCATTTGCAGGACAGCACGGTACTCGTCGGGGTCCTCGATGCGGCCGCGACTGTATTGAGCTTTCAAGGTTTCGTTTACCTGATTGAGGTTGTCCCACGCGGCGATCCACGCAGCCACACGAGCATCAGTCATCGTTCCTCCGTAGGTCCCGTGGGCCAGATATGCCCGGTGTCATCAGTGTGCTGTTGAACTCCCGCTTCCAGTTGCACGTCATCGCGAGTGTTCATGGCCCAACCGCAATCGCACTCGGCGTAGAACTGGCTGCCCACCTGCACTTCGATGTACATAACTGGCGGGGCTTCTTTGGCCCCGGTCGTGCAGATACTGTTCCAGCGGTCCCATCCCGCACCGCAATGACATTCCGGGCCACTTAGCCGCTCGTGGCTGCCGGGGATCATGAAGTGGTCTTTCACCTGTTCCCCTCCTGGTTAGGTTCAGACTGCACAACCGACCCGACATCGACCTTCTCGCAAAGGTCCTCGATGCTGTCGTACCCGAGGTTCATCATTTGTGGTGTCCTTTGCAGTCGGTGGAATGCTCGGCGCGGGGCTGGAAACACGCCGGACAAACAGGGCTCTCAGTGAGGAAACGAGCCTGGGAAGCGAGAATCACAGACAGGCTCAAGGCTGGTCCTCCAGTTTCGGCATAGGCCAAGGGCGGACCGATCGGTCACGAGGGCACAGCTCCGCGTCCTCCAGTGAGGTGTGCGCCCACGCCAATTCCTCGCGGGCGTTCGGGTAGATCCGGCTCATCGGTTCCCCGCAGTCCATGCAGGGGAGGCGAAGGTTGCTCATTGTTGGTCCTTTTCGGCTAGTAGTTGGGCGATAGCGATCAGAGCGTGAGTGGTCGCGGACTCGTATGCGGCTTGGCGGGCTTCTTCCCGCGCGAACTCGATGTGCTCGGCGGGGGTTTCAGGTGTTTTCGGCATTAGAACGGCGGAGCCCAGGCGTCGATGAGGACGTCGAACGCGGCATCAGCCATCGACCGCCACTGCACCTTGTGCGTCTCGGTGAGTGTGTCCCAGGGAAACAGTTTGCCGGCGGAGGTTTGTTCGTAGATGGCTTGCGCTGCCCGCTCAACCAGCGCGGCACGCTCAGGAGTGATCATTCCGAACCCATCCATTCCTGAATCTGCTCCACCAGCCGAGCCGATGGATCTGTCACAGAGAACGGGGTGCACAGGCGGGACTCAATCGTCCCGTACCAGCGGACCCCCAGCCGATCCCACGCCTCTTCTTGGAGCCGCTGCAGAGTCCGCAGTGCTGAATCGAAGCTGTCGAAGATGGTTGGGCCGGAACTTGTGGTACCGAAGAGTCCGCCTAGGATCGATTCTGTTGGGCGTTCCCATAGTTGCCCGTCAGGTTTTCTGATCGCGTACTGGCGGATGAGTTCGTTGGTCATGGTTTTCCTTTCGTGAGCCATTCCGCCCACCCCTGATCCACCACAGGCCGCGGTGGTGTGGTGTCCGGGATGATGTGAATATCCGTATGCCCCGACCGACGCTGATGAGCATCAGCCTTGTCCCTGCCGCAGTCTTCGCACGGCTGGTCCCAGACACGGTTGCACTCCCGGCAATGAACCTGAATCACGCGATCGCCTCCCGCATGCAGTCGGTGCACCGCGTCAACCCACACATCGGGAATGCAGCATTGGTGGTCCAACCCAACGTCTTTCCGCACCTATCGCAGTCCAAGACATAGAACCGATCGCTCACGCCTCGCCCCATCCCGACACCCAGCGGGCCTCGTGCTCAATTCGGACAAGCGGAGAGTCGACCTCCGGGTCGTGGCAGATTCCCGTGACCGAGAAGTCCTTGAGGCAGACCTCTGCGACCTCCCTGCTCCGACCCGCCCAGCGGTGTCCGGATTCCTCTACAGGAACCCATTGCTCTTCACGGGTGAGTCCTCCGAGGGCTTTATCAACCTCAGAAGCCACATGCGCGGTGTGTTATCTGAGGTCGTCTGCGGCTGTATCCGCTTGTGTGTTCTTGGGCGTCGTGTCGTAATCGGACGCAATCGCCCTGCCGGCGTACCTGCTTAGGACGGGGCATTCCTGGGGTTGATGTATGGCCAGGCAGTAAGGGCACGAGTGGTCCTCAACGAACGGCCCGTAGCGCTCGTCGGGAATCAAGGCGAATGTCGACGCATCATCCTGCGGCCTGGTGCGTATCCACCCGCCGTAGTCATGGTGCCACCGGGCGTTGAACCTATCGCGCCAAGCTCGATCGCGGTGTTCAGAGCTCAAATGCGGGATGTCGGTCCCTTGCGTTGAGGCCTTCATAGTCATTCCCTCCCTGCGGTTCTCGGTAATAGGAAACATGTGCGCGCTGTAGTAACTGCGGACCACCAGGCCGGATGGCGAACGGTCATCGATTCAACCCCTGATAAGCTACGCACGCCGTCGCCTTCCTCCGACCACCCGCAGATGCAGTACTCGGCGCGCACCATGTCGAACCCCACGTCTGCGCCGTTGTAGGCGTGCGCATCGATCACCTCGATCATGAGGTTTTGGGCTTCGCTGCTCATGCTTCCTCCAAAGAGTCCGTAGGGATGTAGAGCACGCGGGCGGGAAGGAAGTCGATAAGGTCCCCTGGCAGGCTCTCGTCTTGGTCATCGTTGGCCCAATACCAGGTACCCCTACTCGTCTTCTGCAGGGTTCCTCCGTCGTGGGTGAGAATTATGGAATCCTCTGGGAGCCATTCGAGATCAGCAGTAGTCTCAACCCCCCTGGGGCGAAGACGCTCAACCTCGGCTACCAATTCGGCGAGCAGCCGGTAGGACCGGCCCGGTGCGACCGCGACCCGATACCCCTTCGCCACTTCGTAGTCGACCAGCGCAGCCTTGGCGCGCTCAACAACATCACTCATCAGGTATCTCCATCCAGTGGGTAACGAATCGGGTTGCAGGCTCTGGCACGCCCAGCTCGAAGATGCTCTCGATTACGCGGGTTTCCCGCCTGAGTCCTCCGAGGGCTCTGTCGATCTCGGCGGCGACGTGGGCCTCGAAATCGTCGAGCGAACCGTCGCGGAAATCACATTCACCCCGCCGCGTACCCTGGCAGTGGGAGTGTCCAGTTTCCAGGTTTAACGTCCGCCGGTGTCGGCGCTGAACCGCGATCATGATCTTCTGCGCGTCCCCGCTCATGCTTCCTCCCCAACCAATTTGCGCAGCCGCTCAACCTCGGCCACCAGCTCAGGGATGAGAGTGCGGGCAGAGGCTATGAACTCAGCCACTGGGAGGTCTTCGCAGTGAGCCACCCATCCGCCGTTTGGACTGTCCACGTCGTACCACTCATCCGCCGAGTCATAGTGGTGGGCTTCGTGAATAATCGGTTCACCATCTTCGGAGTCGATGGTCCACGGCCCATCTCCGATACTTTCCAGCGCGGCTTTTGCGCGGGTTACCGGGTCGCTCATGCTTCCTCCCCTGCAGTCACTGGGATATCGAGCGACTGGCCTGCTGCCCGATAGGCGAGGCGCGACACGACGGTCTGCGGCAACGGTTCGGGAGTCTTCGACACGACAGCCTTTTTGACTACCGTGACTATCCCCGCTTCGTTGACCGTCCACAGTCCGCACGGGTGCGGAGCGGTGACATCAAGCCCTTCGGGCACCACGTAAACGAATCGGTGCACCACCTTCAGCCACGCTCGGCGCTTCCAATAGGTGTCACGCATGAAATCCGCCTTGGACACCTTGATTTCGATCGCCGTTCGGATAAGCGAGTCGAACATCAGCGCGTCGATGCGTCGGGTGTATTTGTGCCCGTCGGGAGTCTCGGCTCGCGGCATGAACATCGTGTCTGTCGGTTCCTCGGTATCAGGGATGTCCAGGTCTTCGATCGTCAGCTCCGGGACCACCGCCGCCCGATGATGGGTGCGCCGAATCGCCGAGAGAATGAATCTCGCGTCAATGCTCACCGCTGCTCCTCCCCTGCAGCCACAACCGCAGCAGCAGCGAGAAGAGCGGCGGCGAGTTCACGCGCCTCCCCGGGACTCATTGGCTCCTCCGGTTCGAGGTCGTAATCGAAATGAACCTCGCCGGGGTAGTCGTCCCACACGAGGACGCGGTGGAGCGCCACGCTGGGCCAGCCGACTGCGACCTCGTCCTCTTCGCGCTCTTCGGGTTCGGGTAGTTGGATTACCGCCACACCCGGAAGAGACAGGACGGCGTCAGCAAGGATCTCGCCCGGATCAACTCGGCAATCCGACGAGCTACCAACGATCCGGTAGTACGACCGGCTGAGGGCTTCTGTGAGTACTGCACGCAACTCGGGGTTGTTCATTCGTCGCCTTTCGGTTCTCGGTTTCTGTCTGTGAGCCGCCCGAAGTGGATGACCCGACCGGGCAGCGGCTTCCCCGGCAAAATCGTGTTGCTGCAGGGTTTGCCTTTGGGGGCTTTGCAGATGTCACACGACCGCGCAGCCTGGGCGGCCTGGACACGAGGATCATCCGCAGACGACACAAACATCGTCATGGCAGGTACTCCATGCGCCATGTCGGATGCACACGAGTGCGCAGGTTCTTCGGGTCGCTGTCCAAGTGCAGCATCAGATACGGGCCATCAACGCTCAGGATGCGTCCCGGCCGTCCATCGAAGACAACTCGCATTCCGCGCTTCGCTGGGACGCGGTAGGTCGACCGGATCCAGTCGAATCCACCTTTTCGTTGCGTCATGCGTCGTCTCCTGGTGTTGATTGCGGGGGCTGTGCGCCACGTGGAGCGACTTTTAGGGCCTCCGTGGTGTCACCGGACCCGGAACCGCCAGAACGGCTGTCAGCGGTCCTGTGAGCATGAGCCGGAAACGCCTCCAACACCTTCACCACACGCCCCTTCTCATCCCGCACCACACACGGCTCCCCGACAGCTGCACGGCAATCACGGCACGACACCCGCAACGCCTCCTGATGAACCGTCGTCCCACGCCAATCCCTCACAGTGACCCCGCCTTTCGGACATTCGGGTGATCACACTTCTTGACCGCATCATCGATCTCGATATCCCCGAACTCATCACACAACGAGCAGGCATCAATGGCGGCCTGCCTAGCCTCGGCCTGCCGGCGGCGTTGCTCAACCTCCAGCCGCTTGAAGTAATCCGGGTGCTCCTTGTCCCACTTGCGACGCTTCATGCACGGGATGCAGTTGGTGGTCTCTGAGTTCGTTTCATGGTCAGGGCATTCGGGGCGGGGGGAATCAACGTTCGCGTCTACTGACGTAACCCCCCTGCTAGAAGTAACCAAAGGAATAAGGGTCGGGTCGGGTCGGGTCGGGTCGGGGTAGCGGGACTCCCCCATGCTGTCCCCGGTGGACAGTAAATCCGTGTCCACCACCATGTCCCCGGTGGACACCTGCCCATCCTGAGCCACATAGTCGCGGCCCTTTTTCCCAGCTCTCCAGGTGGATTTCTTCTTTGCCTCACGCCTTCGCCGCGCCTCATTTTCAGCCTTGGTTTTCTGCCATTTCTCCCAGTTGGCAAACACGATTTCGCGAGATTTTGGTTGAGATTGTCTCGTTGTATCAACCGTTGTCTCATCCTTGTATTGCGTGTTGTCGCAACCCTGTTTCTGCCAAAGTCCTGCTTGTTCTTGCAGCGCGCGAATGAGTCTCGGCGTGCCGCCGAACCCCTTCACAACATCGAGAGGGACGTGTCCGTCCGTCTCTTCTTTCGCCGACCAGGCACCGCAACGAACCCACAACCCGACGGCCTCGTTGCGGATCCTGGAGTCGAGTTGCATCACCGGCTTACTGTCAGCGAACGCGTCATCCACGTAGAACCAAGGCACCGGTCACTCCTCCGTTTCGTATCGCGGGCAATCAGGGTGATGGTTCTGCGTTTTCGGGTGCCATCCACACAATTCGCAGCGCTGCATCGCGATCAGCTCGCGGCGGCTGAACAGCAGGCGGATCCTCGGGTCACTCATGATGCGGCGTCTCCGAAGTCGAACCCGACCTCGATTGGTTTCGACAACCGGGCGACGATCAGCGGCAGATAGTCCGCCTCGCGCTCGATCGTGATGCAGCGCTTGTGCTCGTGAATGCACGCCTCGGCGGTCGTGCCGGATCCGGCGAACGGGTCGAGTACAACACCGTTCGGCGGTGTCACGAGCCGCACGAGCCAGCGCATCAGGTCGAGCGGTTTGACGGTGTTGATGCGCGAGCACGTCGAGCGCGTCCCCGTGGTAGAGGGTGACCGAATCATCCTGGTAGTACGGCACGGTCATGCGGGGTCTCCAAAATCTAGGCACATTTGGTCGAGGCGTTTGGCGCTCATCGGTTCTCCTGTGTGGGTTGTGGTTTCAGCGCGGGCGGGATCGGCATGCGCGGCCGTCCCCAGGCGGATCGGTGGTAGCGGCGGCGTTTGCGCCAGGTGACGAGTTCGGCGGCATCCATCGGATCTACCTCTTGCGCGTATATACGTTTGTATGTACAGTGTTGTCATGAGCAGCGCACAGTTCAACGTCAGCACCAAAGTCCTCGCGGGCTACCTCAAACCCGGCGAGACCGTCGAGATGGAATCCACCAGAACGAACCGCCGCACCGGCAAGGTCATCGGCAATCCGAGCCGGGGCAGCGGAGTATTCGTCGGCGACTACCGCAGCGACGACGGACAGATGTACTTCATGTTCCGCGACGGGGAGGTGAACGGACATCGGCAGAGCCTGTTCGGCTACCCCGTCGCCAACTTCTCCGCATACACGCTCAGCACGTACGGCCCGTTCAAGTTCAACGCCCAGCACATTCACGAAGGGAACTGATCCACCATGAACACCAGCACCAACCGCGAATACCCGAGCTACGCAGGAGATCTCGCCCTCACGCTCGACACGAGCGGCGACACCGCCAAGATCACGGTCGAAGAAAACGGCGAAACCGTCACGGTCGACCTCGACGCCGAGACCGCCCGCGACCTCGGTACCCGTGTCATCGCCTACAACGGGTCGCCGTCCACCTGGACCATTGAGCCGATGCACTTCGGCGATGTCGAGCTGACCGTCGAGGACGGCCAGATACTGCTGGCGCTGCCCGATGTCACGCCGTTCGACCTCGGCGAGGGCGATATCGACCCGTTCGTGCACGACTTCGGGCAGCGCCTGATCGTGTGGGCTGGCGTCGATTTGGCGGTCACTGCCGATGCCTAAGCCGCCGATGTCGCTGCGGTCGTTCCGGTGTCCCGACGCGCTGTGGGACGCCGCGCAGACCAGGGCCAGCGCCGAGGACCGCGACCTGTCCGAGGTGCTGCGAGACCTGCTGTCCAAGTGGGTCACTCGACCACCTCGTAAGCCGAAACCCTGACGAGGATCTGGAGTGCGGCGTATGCCTGTTGCGGGCATACGCCGTTTCCGATGATGCGCAACGCATCGTTGCGCGAGATACCCGGCACCTCGGTGACCCAGCCCGCGGGCCAGCCCATCATCCATTCCGGGAACGCTGCGGTGAGTCGGGGATTGCCGTTCTTGTTCGGCTCGGTCGGCGACGGCGCGGGTCCGGCAACAGCCTCCCAGCGCGCGATCGCGGCGGCGTACTTGCCCCAGCGTCCGTCTCGTGTGGACTTGGCGCACAGGGTTACGAGGTCGTCGCCACCGGATCCGTCACGGCTGGCACGCGCGAAATCAGGACCACGCTCGCCGTCAACCGCGCTGGGCGTCGGCAGCAGATCCCGCACGGTGCCAGGCAGCGTGTTCTGGTGACCGTCGCTGTTGTAGCGGCCACCACCGTTGCCGTCAGCTGCGTTCGGCGTCGGCAGCAGGTCCGCGATGGCTGACATGCACGGCGAATTGCGGTTCATGTCGGCTGGCCCGGTGCCCTTGAAGTCCCGTGCTACCGGCGTTGGTAGCAGGTCTACAGGTCCATCACCGCGGAGGGCAACATCAGGTCGCCCGCTGATCCGCGTTGGTTCGGGCCGCCCTTCGTTCCGTCCGTCGCTCGCGGTGTTGGAAGCAGCACCTGACCTTGCGTCCGATCCGCGTCGCTGCGCTCCCCGCCCAGCGCGTAGCTGATCTCCGTCGTTGACGCGCCACGGCTGGCCCGCGGGGTGGGCAACGATGAAGACTCGCTCACGCTTGTGGGGGGGCGCCGACGTCGGAAGCGGCAAGAGTGATCCATTGCGCGTCATACCCGAGGTCGGCAAGGTCTCCGAGTACGGCACCGAGTGCTCGGAGAATAGGTCCATCTGCCCCGTCTCCCACAGTTGACTCCGCGGATTCCATTGCGCGATAGGCGCTTGCACTGAGCAACCCCCTTACGTTCTCGATCACCACGACGCCCGGTCGCAGCTGGTTGATGACTTCGGCGAACAGCGCCCACAGGCCCGAGCGGGTGCCCTCGGCGATGCCGGCGCGACGACCGGCGGCACTCACGTCCTGGCAGGGAAATCCGCCAGCGAGAATGTCGACCGGCTCGACTTCTGACCAGTCGACCGCGGTGATATCGCCGAGGTTCGGCACACCGGGCCAGCGGTGCGCGAGCACCTTGGACGCGGCCGGGTTCAGCTCGCAATGCCATACCGTGCGGGCGCCGAAGAACTGCTCGACGGCGATGTCGAGGCCGCCAGCGCCGGAGAACAGCGAACCGAGTTTCACGGTGCCGCCTCGAATTCGTGGTCCTCGTGGTCTTCGCAGACCAGGTGGTCGTCGATCGGGTACGCCTTGGCGGTGCCGCACACCTCGCAGCGCTGGCAGTCTGGGCAGAGCAGCTCGACGAGCTGGTAGCGCTGACCCATGCGCCCACCGCCGAAGTCAATGAGTTCACCAGTCGGCGCCGACCGCCCGAACCAATCGGCCGCGGCGAGAACGGCGTTGATGGCGCCGCCCGGGTCGCCATAGGCGCTGAAATCGCCGTAGTCGGTTTCGATGTCGCCGCACTTGGTGCAACGTGCCCGGTGAAACGTGACCTCGGCGCTCATCGGGTAGTGGGGCGCGCCCAGGTCGGGTGCTTCGCCGAGCGGTTCGAGGCCGTCCTCGGATGCGTTCATAGCAGGGTCATCTCCGTCTGGTCGTCGAACTTGCGGCATCGCGTCACGGGTTCCCGTGAACCCAATGGGCACGTCAGGCAAGATGGTCGTTCTCCTCTTCTGCGCCTTCGAATCCGGGGCACAAACAGATCGTGTAGGTGTTCATGTCGTCCCGGTTGACACCCATGCGGACCCGGCACCGGGGGGCATGAGAAGACCTGGAATGGTCACACAACAGACAGTCGGTCACTGGCGGCCTCTTCTGGGATGTGTGCTCGGTGGTCGGCGAGTGCGTGGTGTCGGCGGATGAAGTGTTGGGCTTCGTCGGTGGTGGTGAATTCGGCGGTGACGGGGCGGCCTTGGGTGCAGGCGCATTCGGCGCAGACGACGGTGATCATGCGGCTCCCCGTTTCCGGGGAGGGGCCGGAGCACAGCCAGTACAGGCCTGGAGGGCAAGTGCGTCCGAGGTATTCGTATCGGCGTGCGATCGTGCGTGCGGACATGCCCATGCGTTTCGAGGCCTGTTCGATGGACTCGCCGGTGCGGATCAGGAATTCGAACTCTTCGATGTCCAGTTCCGCTATCTCCGGGGTGATTTTGATGCTCATGGGACCTGCCAGTTGATGGTGTCGCCTTGCTGGAGAATCTGTTCCAGGTATTTGACGGCAGTGACGGTGGAGTTGAAGCATTTCGGTGGTTCGGTTCCACCGGTGACGATGTAATGGGGCCACGTCCCAGAAACCGTGTACATCACCTGAACAGCCCCTTCACGAGGAAGTACGCCAGCGACGGGGGTCCGGTGAATGCGAGGACGATGTAGGCGATCGCTTCGAGTTGTTCTGGTGTGAGGTTGCTCATCGGTTCTCCCTGTGTGGGTTGTGGTTTCGGTGGTGCGGGTGGTCGTGGATGCCCCCACGCGGAACGGTGCGAACGGCGACGGGCACGGAACCACAACATCGACTCGACGGTCATGACGCGTCCTCAAGGTCGAACAGGCTGGGCATGTCGCGCTGCCGCTCTTCGGCTTGCAGATACTTGACAGCATCGAAGTAGTAGCCGGGATTCAGCTCGACACCACGGCCGCGCCGACCGAGTTTCAGAGCCCGCAACGGCACGGTGCCCAGCCCGCCGAACGGGTCGAACACCAACTCGCCAGGATTCGAGAAGCGAGTGATCAGCCGGTCAACGATGTCGAACTGCAGGGGGCACACGTGCATTTGGACGTTGCGGCGTTTCTGCTCCCCGTTCAAGGTGATCATCCGGTTCACGTCGTGCCACACGTGAGGTGACCACGATCCCGGGGCGATGGCCATGAACGTAGCAGGCAGGGCACCGCGACCTTCGAGTTGCTCACCGATGCGGACGTGTGACTGGTAGTCGTAGACGTCCTTCAGGCTGTGCTTGGTGAACAGTGAGGCCAACTGGTCTGGTGGCAGTGCGGCGAGCTCGTCGGCGGTCAGTAACCGGTTGCCGCTCGAGCGCCAGAACGCGTGCGCGTCCACCTGCCATCGGGCACGGGTGTATTCGTCCTTGGATTTGGTGACGGGTGTGTCGGCGTATCCCTTCGACCTGTCTGTTTGCGGTTTGTGGAACAGCAGAATGTATTCCGGGGAGCCGACACCCATCTTGGTGGCGTCTTTGCACTGCTCCGACCAGCCCAGCCGGTACGTCTGGTTGTTTTCCCGCACCACATCGGTGACCACGGTGATCATGCCGAGGTAGTCGAAGCCGTGTTTGCGGCCGTGGAAGATCGCCTCGGCGTGGAACGGGGACACTGTGGGCACGCCGGCGCCGGTGACGTTTCCGAACAAGATGCGGTCCTTGACGTGGCAGGCGTAGATACGGCCCGGCGCGAGGATGCGCAGCAGCTGCGGTGTGAGGTAGTCCATCTGCGCCCAGAAATGCGCGTTGTCGTCGGTGTGGCCGAAGTCGTTGTAGCTCGGCGTGTACTCGTAGTGGTTGGAGAACGGAATGCTAGTGACAATCAGATCCACCGAATCGTCTGCCATTCTCTCGGTTTCGTGAACGCAGTCGTTGTTGACGAACACCCATCCCTCACCGGATGCTTCGATGCGCTCACATCCGATGGAGCGTTGCAGCGCTTCCGAAATTGCCTCGGGGTCAAGTCCGTACTCATGAATGATGTCGGTCATCGTTGATGTCAACTCTCGGTGTTGTGCCCATTTCTCGCGGATGACCCGCACCACTTCCCGCTCGGTCTCGGAGTGGATCAAATGGGCTGTGCAGGGATGGGTTTGGCCGAACCGCTGAATCCGGTGCAAGCTCTGGATTAGATCGTTGAACTTGTGCGTGATGCCCATGTACACACAGGTGTGGGCCTGCTGCAGGTTCATGCCCTGCCCGAGCATCACTGGTTTGCCGATCAGCGCGTAGGTGTCGCGGTTCTTCCAGTCGGCCAGGCGGCGCTCCACCTCGTCCGGGTCGAGTGACCCGTACACCGATGAAAAGCTCAACCCAGCATCCTCGAGGGCCTTCTCGATGGCGCGCTGCTCGTCGTTGAGGTCGCACCAGATCACAATCTGGCCCTCGCCGTGTTCGGCGTGGTCGGTGACGATCTCGACCAGCTTGGACAGCCTGGCATCCAGCGAGCGACGCTTCTCCGCGGCGGCCTGCGGTAGTCCCAGGTTGACGCCTCGTACGAGCTGGCCCTGGCCGTCGCGTTCGAAGTCGAACTCATCGTCCGGTGGGTCGACCTCATGCCACTGCACATCCAACGGCGGCAGGTCATAGCCGGTGGCGTCATAACCCAGGTCAGCTGGGGATTGCACGAACGCGGCCCAGGTATTGAGCCAAAGCCAGAATTCGCGCTCTTTATGTGGGTAGAGGGTTAGGTTATTCGCCTTGGTGCTGTCCCGCTGGAACCACCTAGTGAGAGCCGCGCCGGTGTCCATCACCCCGAGATAACCCGCGTAGTGAATCAGCTCCTTGTACCGGTTCGGTGACGGCGTGGCCGTCGCGACGTACCGGTAGGGAACCGCGTCGAACAGCTCTAGGAACGACTGGTAGGTCTTGGACCCGAAAGACCGCAACACGCTGGCCTCATCGAGTGAGACGGCCGTGAACAGTGTCGGGTCCAACTTTCCGTCGCGGACACTCTCATAGTTGGTGAGATAGATTCCGTCACCACCGACTTCGTCTGTACGGCGAACGAACCGGGTTTCGATGCCTAGCATTTGGGCGTCGTGGGCGAACTCGATCCGCACCCCCAGCGGCATCACGATCAGACCTTTACCACCGCCATGCTTGGCTAGCGACAATCGCACGATCTCCAGCTGCATCACGGTCTTGCCCAATCCGAACGCCGCGAAGATCGCCCGCCGCCCCCCGGCGACCGCCCAGCGCACCAGGTCACGCTGGTGTGGCAGCAGCATCGGGTGAACGTCATCGGGGCCGACTTGATGCCCATAGGTGTTGTCGAACCGAGCCTTGGCGGCTACAAACTCGGTATATGACACGTGGCCGGTCACTTCGCAGCCTCCACAGGGTTAGGTATCCGGTAGGTGTTTCCGTCGTCGTCGAGCAACACCCAGTTGCCCCTGTAGAGGACGGGAACAGTGATGGGGGATTGGGATTGACGAACGAGCCAGCCGTCGGCGAACGCCTGCGTCCGATACGACTCCACATGGCGGTGACAGGAACCGCAGAGCCAACCACCATTGGACGCCACGTTGGTGTCGTCGCGGCGAGAGCCGCCGAGACCACGGGGCCTGCGATGGTGTGCAGTAGCGTCTGAGGCGTACTCGTTGCAGCGTTCACAACGACCGTGAGCACGAGACCAGATCAGTTCCTTGACTTCCGGGGGAAACCCCGTGAACCGGCGGCTCATGATGCTTCCGCCTGCCTGGCTTCCAACACCTGCGCCCGGGCCGCCAACGCCTCCTGAACCGTAGGACCATCAGCGACCCCAACATTCAACAACTCACCGGCCTTCGCGTCCCGCCACAACCCGGTCAACACATCCCGAGACTCTGCAGCCGCGATCAAATCCATCAGCTCCAGCACCCGATCCTGAACCGACTCCAACTCCCGCACATGGGCGGTCTTCGGGTCGCACTTGAGAATGTCGAACACCAGTTGTTCCAGCGTCAAATCCGGGACGCGGCGGGGCTTGTCTTCGCCTGGAATGATGCCGGCGTGGACCGAACGGGCACCGATGATCTGCGGATGCTCACCCCGGTTCAACCTCACCCACACTGAGGCGTCGAACGCCAGATTCTTCTGCCCCTCAACCTTCCACGTCCGCTGCGAGGTAGGTTTCCCGTTCTCCATCGCCACCTGATCAGCACCACGGGCGATCATGACCACGATCCCGGGGAACCGCATCAGGATCCGCATGAGTTCTTTGTGGCGGGCGGTGGCGAGATTCCACAGGTCAGTTGATATGACGATCTCCGCTTCAGGATCGCGCTCAAGCTTTTTCAGGTTTGCCTCGCGCCGACGGGCCTTGTTATCGACCCACTCTTTGAGGTCGTCCCATTCGGCGGTCATCGAGTCGATCACCAGCACAACGGGTTTCTCCCCGGCGTCGATGGCACGCTGGGCTTCGTCTCGGGCGGCGCGGACTTGCTCCATAATGGAGGTCCATGTGCCGTCGTGTTCGATGACTTCGTAGCGGGCACCGGGGATTGCCCCGTACTCGTCGGCGGCACCTTCAGCCCAGTCGATCCACAAGGTGCGGCCGACCCTGTCCGAAGATGAGAGGACCGCTGCGGCCCACGATTTGCCGGCCTTCTCTCCACCTTCGACGAGGATGAGCGGCCATGGGACAGCGCCGGTTGGGGGACGGGTTTTGAGGGTCATTGTTCGATCTCCTTCAACCCGGACACCCCGAGAGCACCCCGAGCCAACAAACCAGCGATCGTCACATCCGAGTCATCCGACAACTTCACAATGGGATACGGGTCACCCTCAACAACATCGATCAGCCCATCGATCACAACCCCATCGACGTCAACGAACGCGCCCTTCTTCGCTGCGTCGTCCAGGAGTTGTTTGAGGAATGCGGGTCGTACGCGTTCTTCGACTTCGATTTCGGTGGGGTAGTTCGCTTTCACGTAGGCGAGCAGTGCTGTTTCGGATGTGACTTTGGCGGTTTTTCGGCCTTTCGCCATCGACACGTGTCCGATGACTTGTCCGGCGACGACGGCGGCTTTCCGCTCCCCCGCCAGTAACCCGAGTTGTTGTTTGGCTTCTGCTTTCCATTGCTTTAGCCGGTCTTCCAACCATTTGCAGAGGGCGAGTGTGGCAGTCGGGTCACTCATTCGGTCACCTCCGCAGCAGCAGCGAGAAGAGCGGCAGCCAGTTCGCGGGCCTCATCGGGCGAATACTCCCGGCATTCCTCATCTTCGATGTGTCCGAACCCGTTAACCCGCAGCCAGTCGGATTCGCCGAGGGCATCCCAAGCCGCAATGAACCGCAGGGTTTCGACAGATCGACGGGTTGGTTCGGGGAGTTCTATGAGGGCGATGCGGTTCGCTTTCAACGCTTCCAGGAACTCTTCAACACAGCACTCGGTTTCGTCTTCCGGGTAGGTGTCGTCGAAGAAGTGGTCACGGAACATCTGCGCGATAGTCGCTTCGATACGTGTCTGATCACTCATGCTGTCCACCTGTCTGCGATCCTGTCCAACGACCAGATCACCGCATCCACACGGGACAGGGCCTTGTTCACCACATCCAGGTTCAACTCCAGCGCTTCGCGGTCCAGGAACTGCAAAGGTGGCCCCTCAGAAAGCAACTCATGCAAAGCGCACCGCGCGTCATCAAGGGCGGCTGCGCCGGCTTTCGCGTCGTCCCTCGCGGTAATCACCCGTGTATCAACAACCATCAGTTTTCGTCCTTGTCTCGATATTCGGAGCAGTGGCAGCGTTCGTGTCCGGCGGGGCCGTGGTAGTTGGTGGCTTCACAACTGGTGTCCCACACTTGGCGGAACCGATCCCACGCATACCTGTGCCAGGACCGGTTGTGCCCACATACACACATCACGACGCCTCCCTCCGCGACCTAGTGCGTTGACGACGCTGCGCAAGGATCGCCGCCTGCCGGCACGAATCAGAGCAGTACTTGGTGTGAACTCGGGAGGTCTCAAAGTCTTCACAGCAGACTCGGCATACGACTGTGAAAATTTTCAGGGCGTCCCGCTTGTCCAGGATCGATCGATGCGACTTCTTCAGGCATGCCGGTGAGCAGTGGTCACTGACGCCGATGAAGTGCCGACCACACGAACGGCACTCACGCGAGTGACGCTTGCGGGATTCTTTTTCTGACTGGCGTCGGCACGCCATCGAGCAGTACACCAGGCGAGTGCGATAGGGCTGGAATTCTTCTCCGCAGCCTTTGCACACCTTCACTAGTGGGACTCGTTCTTCTCGGCGAGCCTGCACCAGTGGTCGGCGTTCACGCTCGGACAGGCCGCCGAAGATGCCGAACTGTTCGTTGTTGTCCAGCGCCCACTGAAGGCATTCGTCCCGGACGTCGCACATACCGCAGATCCGCTTTGCGGGTTTCGCGTTTACTCCCTTTTCGGGGAAGAACAGCTCGGGATCGACCTGGGAGCACAACGCTTGGTCACGCCACGCGTGCTTGTCCTCAACAGGGGCGAGCATGAATGACAGGTCGATGATGGTCATGCGATAGCTCTTTCCATGCGGGCGATCACTCGCCATTCAGCGCACTGCCGGCGGTCCCAGCCACGACCGGGGAACTTGCGGCGCAACGCGGTTCGACTGCACCCCACCGTCGCCGCGGCGTCCGTGTAGGAGGCGCCGTCGTCGAGCAGGCGGGCCGCCTGGGCCAGGACATGTTCAGGGATGGGGTCGTGGGCTTCGCCGCGGCTGATGCCGTGCCGCACCCTCACCCGTGACACTGTGCGGTCGGAGCATCCGACTTCTTTGGCGATGTCGCCGGTGGTCCAGCCGTTCCACGACAACGCCACGATCCGCTCCACCACCCACTCCGGGAGTTTCGCGCCCCGCCTCATGCGACACCCCTGTAGCGGCGGATGAACGAAATCCACTCAATCGACTGCTCACGAGTCCAGCCCTGGCCGCGGAAATGCGCCGAGATCGTGGCCTGCCCAACACCCAAAGTGCGGGCCACCTCGTTCTGCGAAGCACCATCGGCCAGCATCCGCGCCGCTTCCTCCAGGATCTCCGTAGACAGGGCGGGGGGTTTCGGTTTCGCCACACCCGTCTTCGCGCGGGCACGCTGCACGGTGCGGTGGTGGCAGCCCAGCTGTTCGGCGATTTGTGTGGCGGTCCAACCCATGCGGGTCAGCCACGCCACCTTCTCCACCTCAACGGGGGTCAGGACACGGCCGGTCATGCGCCCCACCTCTGCGCCCGGCGGCACTCATTCGAGCAGGTCTTCGCATACGTGCCCATGAACTCGCCGCCGCACTGCGTGCAGATCTTCAGGGACGGTTGTGACCGCAACGCATTCGCGGCGCGTTTCTTGCATTTCTGCGAGCAAAACCTTGCCCTGCGGGTGACCGGCTCGAACACCTCACCGCACTGCAAGCATTCCTTCTCGGTGAACCGTGCCGGTTTCACCGGGGGCAGCTCGCCACGCTTGATGCGGGCACGTTCCTTCTCTGAGAAGCCGCCCCACACGCCGGCCTCGTTGTGTTGCAACGCGAATTTGAGGCATGGTGCTTGGACGGGGCAGGTCCAGCAGATGCGGCGGGCGGCGTCGTTGGTGTAGTGGCCGGATTCGTTGAGGAACCAGATGTCGCCGTCCTTGTGGGTGCAGATCGCGCGGGAACGCCAGTCGCTGGTGTGGACTTCTGTCAGTTGGATGAACGGGGAGTTCGCCATCACGCCCACCCAGTTCCGCTCAGGTGTTCAGGGCAGAACGATGCGGTGGCGGCACCCACGAAATAGCCTGAGTCATACAGGTTCAGGTTGGAGTTGTCGTGTACGAGGATGGATGCTTCGTACATGGTGGCGCCGGTGTCGAGGACATCGCAGATGGCTTTTCCGGCGTTGATGACGGCGGGTTTGGAGCTGTAGGTGATGCCTTCGGAGTCGAGTGCCATCACGAACGCGTCGGACGTGATATCTGCTTTCGCTGCGGGTGCGGCCAAACCGGGGCCGATGATGCCTGCGGCGATCAGCAGCGGCATCGTCCACCAGTACCGCCAGGACTTCTCGTTGCGCCTCATGCTGCGTCTCCCTCGGTGAGGTAGTCACGCAGCAACCCGACAACGGCGTCGCCGTTCATCTGCTCCCACACCGTGGGTTCGTTCTCCCAATGGTGCGGCGGCAGGAACGGGCGGAACCACGACACACTCTCGGCGTGGATCAACACCAGCTCCGCCAGGTCCTCCAGTTCCTTCAATAGGTCCAGGTCAGCCATGGGGGCGTTGCGGGTGACGGGCAGGTCGGCCCAGGTGGTTTGGTGGTTGTCCCACCATGAGGGTTTAGAATCTCGATCTAGCATCGGAACCTCTCCTTAGTTGTGTGTTTCCGGTGTTAGGGCCGTCGTCCCGCGCAATGGGGCGACGGCCCGCCTATCTCAGAACAAGCCAGCGGGCTCGTCGTTGTTCTCCAGAAGCTTTTTGTCGGCCCGGTAAGCCATCTCGCCTTCAATGGCGCTCCACGACGCCCCGGTCCGGTACACCTCGGAATTACGGATGCCACCACGGGTAGCGCTTCCCAGGATCCGGCCAGTGTCCCCATACCAGGCGGTTACTCGTCCATCGGCTCCGTGCTCCATACGGTCGAACGAAGGCAACTCTTCATCGGGGATAGCGGCGAGGATCGCTTCGATCGCGGCTCGTGCTGTCTTCAGGTTCATTAGTCCTGTGTTCCTATCTATCTCGGGGTGATGCGGTAGCTGTCCAGCAGTGATTGGGCGACCATTTCGGGGCTGACCCCGTAGGCGCCGGGCGCTGTCGTGTACCACCTCAGGTGCAACTCCAGGTCCGCGCGGCTGACTTCGGTGTGCTGTCGGATCGCGGCGAGTTCTTCCGCAGTGGCGGTGTCCAGGAACTCCCCCAACTCCATGAACTCGTCATCATCGAGAAATTCGCGGGCGACGCCGCGGCAGTACTGCTTGGTGGAGTCGATGGCGTCGTGTATCCACTTTGGCGAGTTCGGCCCTACCTGCTTGTGCAGTTCGTCCCAGCCGTTGGAGGGTCCCGGCGCGGGGGGCGGGGGAACCATGCCCGCGCCGGGACCAATGTCACCCACCGAGACGGGTGACTGGTCTGCCGAAACCCGACGTTCGGCAGAAGAACGAGGCTCGTGGACTTCCACTTCAGCCTCCACAGCCACAAGAACATCCCCGTAGTCCAGGCCGAAATCCCGACCCAACGCATTCGACATGGCCTGCCGCTCCAACCTCGCCAACCACGGATCCACCACAGCACCCACCAAAGCAAGCCCGTCATGAATCACGTTGTTAAACCTGGCATTCAAACGCTCAACAAGATTCACCGGTTACTCCAATCCGGGCCGAAGGGGTGGGAATATCCCCACAGGAAGCACGCCGCTGTCGGTCGGCTGTCGTACAAGCCGTCCCAGAACGCACGCGGGGCCATCAGCAGAACCACCTGGGGAACCTGAGCGGCAACGACAACGGCCACGAGAATCCAGAGCAGACCACTCACGCTGTCTCCCCCAGTTCTTGTAGCCGGCACCTCAACCGCGCGTTTTCTTCACGCAACGCCTCCAACTCCGCAGCCTCACGCAACTGACGGGCGTCGAACTCCGCCAACGCTTTCCACACCCCATACGGGCGAGTCACTTCACCCGACAGTTGGCACACACTCCGATGCTTAGGAGCAGACGTACTCACGAAGCCAGCCTCCGCCGCGACCGGGCCGACAACCCATCAGCCAACGACACCGGTTCCACCGGCTCCTGCTGAGACACAGGCGAACCACCCGAAAGCCACTGCTCAATATGGGCGTCCGTCATCACCCACACACTCCGCGACAGCTGCTTCCCCGGAATCTCGCCCTTCTTGAGTCGGCGCTTCATCCACCGAACCCGGTCCTTCATGTGAGGCAGGTACTTGTCTGCCACCTGCTCCACGGGGTACGCCTCGATCATCTCGCTCCCCCTTTCGGTTTCGACACAAACAGTGGTTTCTTCGGTTTCGGGAAGTGCTGCACCTTCGGCCTCGGCCTCGCGTGGAAAGTCATGTCAGCCTCATCGCGTTTCGGATGATGGTGAGCTGGTCGATCAGGTCCGTGAGTTCATCGGCGGTGAGAAGGACATCGGCGTCATTTCGGTAACCGGCAACATTGAGGTAGGCCAGGTCGGTTCCGTCGTAGTTCCCTAGACCGATGGTCACACCGCCGTGTGACTTTTTGATCAGACGCTGAGGTTTTGAGTAGAAAGAGAAGCTCATGATTCGGGCCACACAATCCGGCTGGAACGCTCAACCACCGCAGTAGCCCCATAGGACTCGAGAAGGTCGGCCCGCTTCTTAGCTGTCGAGTGCGACCCGTACACCTTGTTCGTTACCGGCCACACGAACTCGTCGGTGCCCATGATCTGGGTGTAGTTGCCAACCGGGCGCCACCCCGGAGGACGCCAGCCGGGGGTGGGTATCCAGTAGTCAGCGGCCTCGTCGATGCACTCGAAAGAGCCCTTCGGGTAGGAGATCACACGAACCCGGTAGAGGTAGTCACCGGTGAACTTCACAGGTATCCCTTCTTTCTCGGATCGACTCGAAGCTTTCTCCGCATCTCCCTACATGCCGCCAGCGTTCGTCCGAGCATCTGCGCGGCGTCGGCCAGTGAAAGAGTCTCGCGGCTAAGGATTTCCAGCTCTGGACCAGTCCAGGTATCTCGATGGTGATGCGCGAAAGTTCTACTTCGCTCGTTTTGCAGCGCTTCGTGCTTTGCGTAATACTCAGCTGCGTCGACATACTTGGATCTCGCAGCGTATGCAGCAGTTCGGCACGGATCGCACCGGCATGCCCAGTGGTTGTAGCCGTTGGCAGTTCCGTGCGGAACCTCATCGCGTGGACGAGTCTTCAGTCCTGCACGATATTTAGCCCTGTTCTTCTGCGCCGCGGCCTTGCAAACTTCGCAGCGACATCCCCAATTGTCGTAGCCGCCGATTCCGTGGGTGAAGCCCGTATACGAACCCTGCAGCTTTTCACGGTTCCGCTCACGTCTCTTGCGTGCTTTCTCGCGATTGACCGCCTTGCACATGTCGCATCGACACCCCTTGTTGTAGCGGCTCTGGCTGCCTTTGCATGACGGGTCGCTACTCACGCCGGATCACCGCCCCGCAGCTCGCGCGGCAGCACCAACGTGCCGTGATCGGCGACGTACTTGGTGATCCGCTTCCAGGCGTAGTCCTGACCAGCAGGCGTCAACTTCCCAACCGCATACGCGTATCCGTTGCGCGCAACATTTTTGTGGGTGAACGCCAACCCTCGACGCTGAGCGTCAGCCGTGGCGTGCCCAGTGTCGGAACGTTCCCCCCGGATGAACAACCCGATGTGCCCGAGGAACCGCAACACGTCAGCCTGCTTGATGGCCACGTTCTGCTTGACGCCCCACGCCTGGACCTCACGCGCGAACTCCTGCCGATGAATGTCGGCATCGGAACCGGTATGCGCCTCAGCCTTCGCGACCAGTGGCGCGTCCCGCTCAATCGCGGCGGCCAACATCTTTTTCTCGGCCTCGACGGCGACGAGCTTGCGCGCGGTGTCGGCGAACATCTCCGTCATCGCCAACAACCCCTCAGGGGTGGTGATGTCCGGAACCGACGGCTGCACTTCCGCTTGCCGGGTCTTGACCGCGAAGTAGGTCTGCGCCGCGGCAACCTCAGGCTTGGATGGCTGACCGTTCATCGCGATCAGGTAGGCCGCGAACCGAGTGACGTGATAGTCGGTTTCGGGCCTCCCACCAGTCTTTTTAACCGTTTGGGTAAAAAGGGTGCGGACGTTGAACCCCTCGCTTGCAGCAGCCGTCTTGGCGCGCTCGATGATTGGTTCGAACTTCTGCCACGACGAGTAGCCCATCTGCTCCATGAGCCAGCGAGCAGACCAACGGTCCTCGCCACCCTGCGGGCACGGGATGCGTCCGGTGTCGAACGGCGACATTGCGCCGGTATGATCGAGTTCTGACATTCGAGCGTTCCTCTCGGTGTCGGCGCCCTCGCCTCTGTCCCAGGCGAGGGCTTTTCTTATGCGGCGAAACGGGCGCGGGGCCTCGGCCGGTAGGCGGTCGTGATGGTGCCCGGGGCTAGGTGGAAGAACTTTTCGATGGCGGCAAGCAACTCGGGTGATGCGCCACGGCGGCCAGACTCGATCGCGGACAAGGTTCCGCGGCTGGGCGGCTTTGCGTCCGCGCGGCCTTCCTCTTCCCAGATCTGGCCGATTCCTACTGCGAGTTCGTCAAGGGTCACGTCGGCGACTGCACGCAGCGCCCCGATGGGTACGTGCGGTGGAGTCCTGAGTGGGCGGTCGGCACCGCTCTTGGTTCGGGAGAATTTTGAGCCGGTTGGCATGTGTCCGAATGTACGGCAAACATTGGGGACATGCAAGGCATGATTCGGCAAATGTTGGTCTAGCTGGGCAAACGTCAACATTCGCGCAGGTTGGCGCTGGAATTACACGCAGGTCGTTAGCCCAACGTCAGTTGTGTTTGCCGAACATTTTCCGGATGATTGGCGCATGCCAAAGAAGACACAGACCGGCCCAGCGCAGGCCGACTGGGAACGGCTCGGCAAGATCGTCCGAGCCCGACGCGAGTACCTGAAGCTCAGCCAAGCCGAGGTTCAGGAAGCCGGAGGACCATCCGATGTGGTGCAGTCACGCATAGAGAACAACGACGCATCGAAGCCGCGGCCCCGCGGTTCAACGCTTCGAATGCTCGATGCACCACTGCAGTGGGAACCCGGCTCAACGATCGAAACGCTCAGCGGAGGAGACCCAGTGCCGATCGGAACCAACACGTCGGTGAAGAAAATCAGCGACGCCGATCTGGTTGCAGAAATAACCCGCCGATTACAGGAGGCACGTCATGTCATGGAAGTTGCGTCGCAACAGAATGCACCGCGCGAAACGCATCAAGACCAGGAGGAAGCCTTAGGCGCCAGGCCCGGTGAACCGCCGCAACCGCGCCAGCCTAGGGCCAGCGAAACAGGCCCTGCGATCCACGCCCACGTCGCCAGGAGCGTCCGGGCGCGTCAACGCCGCAAGGACTAGGCGCGCCCGGTCCAGCGACCACATTGTTGGCGGGCACTCATCCATCGCGTTCAAAATCCGCGCCAACAGAGTGTCGAGATCGTCATCAAACATGGGCTGCACCTACCGAAATGAACAACACCGGCCACCCCTCGCAACCGGATGCGTAGACGCTAACGGATCGTTGCCAAGATCGACACACGAAGCCTACAAATGGGAATATTACGATTAGATAACCGACAGTGCGTCACGTTTGCCAGCCCCTCACCAGAAAGCGCACACATCCATGAACAACAACACCAACGCAGTCTCGCTGGGAAAAGTGATGGCCGCCGCGCTCGGCGTCCTCGTCCTTGTCGCCCTCGTCTCCGCCCGTGGCGACAAGGACGACGACGCCACAACGCAAGCCGCCACAACGTCAACCACCACCACAGCGCGCGTGAACCCGTATCGGACCATCCCCGGCGACGGCACCCACAACATGGGCGGCGCCGACGGATACGACTGGGGCACTTACACCGCCACCATCCCACCCGACTCCCCCGGCTGCACCTGGGCCATCGTCAGCGTCTCCGAGTATCGCGGCGGCGAAACACTCCGCGAAGGTGAAGCATCATCCGGCACCGTCCGCGCGAACATCCAACCCGACGGGGTGTCGTCGTGGACCGGCACCATCAACGGCGACCACCGCATCATGTTCCGCACAAGCGGCTGCGGAGCCTGGACTATGACCGAGTGAGGTCGACAAACACAAAAAGGCGCCCTACCAGGATCTAGATCCTGGTAGGGCGCATCTGGGTCTTAAAAGTCCCCCAACAATCCGTCCATAAACTCCGCCGCCACCCGCGAACTCGTCCGATCCACATCCGTATACGTGTCCACCGTGATCTGAATCGACTCATGACCCAGCTGGCGAGACACAATCGTCACCGGTGTCCCGCCCGTTAGCTGCCACGACGCATACGTGTGCCGCAAATCGTGCGGAGTAGGCCGCGGAACCAGACCAGCCTTCTCCACAGCCGGATTCCACACCCTACGCAGAAACCCCGGATACCTGACCGGACCACCATCGGTATTGACGAAAACAAACTCGTTCGACAAGTCCAGCCGCTCCAACAACCTGGCCGGCACATCCACCGTGCGGCGGGACCGTTTCGTCTTCGGCGGCCCCAACACATACCCGGCCGACGAGTACTTCCACGCCTGCCGCACCCTGATCGTGGACGTCTCCAAATCCACATGCTTAGGCTGCAGCGCCGACACCTCACCCCACCGCAAACCGGTCGACACCATGAACTGAACCATCATCTTCCAGTGCGGTGTCACCGCGTCGCGGAGCCGGTCGAACTCGGCGTGGGTGAGCATGCGGATCTCGTCGTCGTCCTCAGCGTCCCCACGGGGCAGGCGCCGGCCCGACGCAGGGTTGGTGGACAAGTATCGGGGGACGGCGGCGTTCAACGCCCCCGATAGGAACCCGTATTTGTTGCGGAGAGTCTTCGGGGCGTGCCCGTTGCCGTCGCGGCCGCCGGTGGTTTCCATGACCTTCACCCAGCGGGCGATGTCCTCTTCGGAGAGCTTCGACAAGGGGATGTCGCCGAGGTTCGGTTTGATGTCGTTGGCGAGGTACTGCTCGTATTTGTCGATCGTGTACTGCTCGACGCCGGTGAGGTGGTCGATGTGGTGGCGGATCCATTCGGCGACGGTCAGCTCGGACTTGGTTCCTCGCGGTGTGGGGTTGATGCCGTGCATCTCCAGGGCGCGTGCAGCACCGTGGGCGTCGACGGCGGCGGCGAAGGCGTCTGCTGCTTTGCGATTGTCGAAGGTGAGTGCGCCTTGTGCGCTTCCTCTGCCGCCGAACCGGTAGGAGACCAGGTAGGCGGTGGTTCCGTCTTTGCGGACCCGCTCACGGACTGATGCCATACCCGGATTCTATCCGTTGTGATGTCATCGGTGCTGTCAGAGTCTGTTTTCCCTGGTCAAACGTGGAGCTAAGGGGATTCGAACCCCTTCGTATCGTGGGGAAATGGGCGTTTACCTGCGAAAAAACACCCGTGTGGTTCTGTTCCGACCTTTTTAGACCTGTAGCGACCTGGGAAAACCTGGAGCCGTGTTGTCAGTGACAACACGGACAACACGGTCCCCTGAATAGACATGAAGAAAGCCGCCCCCTTGCACCGGAGAGTGTGCAAGGGGGCGGCTTGCCTTCACAATCCGAAGATTAAGCCAGGACGTAAACCAGCAGCGCGACGATCATCCCCGCCACGACCGCCAGCCACACCGACCGCCACAACTCCAACTGCGGATCACTCACCAGACGACTCATCCCAATAACGGTTCACCAAACCATCGGTGACATACCCCGCCTGACCTATAGGTGTGATCACAGTCGTAGCACCCAAGTCCATGCGGTCACCGTCGATACGTTCCAACCCGACGACCACCACATAGTGGGCCACCTGCCAACCGTCGCCCATCGCGTCCAGGCTGGCTTGGATCGCGCCGCGAACAGGATCAGACATCACGACGAACCCACGCCTTGATCGCGTCCCACAGGAATCCCACCGTCACACCGTGATCGAGGAACGTACACACACGAATGTTCACGTCACACCCCCCGCACAACGCTCATGCGCTCAGGCTCAATGGACAACCGCGAATGCGCGCCGCAGCTGGTGCAGCGGCGCATCGTGTAGGTCAGCACGTTCGCCACATATCGGCGCGGAATCAACACGGTTTCACTGCCGCACCGGTTGCACACCGTCAGCTTGTCCTCGCCGTCCACAAACAGCGCCGGATGATTCTTGATGTGCGGCCGCAGAAAGTCGTACAACCCCTGCGTGGCAATGACGTCACCAGCACAGTAGGCGATGAGACGTTCCCGGTCCACGGCGCTCTTCTCCGTCACGGCGCGTTCCATCGCAAACCGGTCGTAGCGATCAGTTTTCGCAGGCAACCCGACGATCTGGCAGAACGCATCCAACCCTTTGAACGGCGCCCCGGATTTGAACTCACGACGCAACACCTTCAGCGTATCCACCGTCTTGAACGGCGGCAGCGGCGGCAACCCAGCCTCGATGTGCAGGTCGCCTTTCAGCCACGGCACATCCGCCTCGTCGATGTAGTGCCCAACAACAATGTCAGCCTGCGCCAGCAGATTATGCACGCGCCGCAGGAACCGTTTGCGGCCACCACTGTCCCATTCCGCGAGTTGAATGACCTCGGCGTCGTGGTACCACTTCGCGCACACGATCGTGGTGCGCGGCATTCGGGTCACCGTCTCGTACTGCACATACCGGTTCTTCAGGTCGCCCCTGCCCCACCAGTACTGTTCGGTGATCCCGGGGAGCCGTTCAACGTCGAGGATCAGAATCTTGTTGCGCACACCCTCGGATATGCGGACCTGACGTAGGTCGCTAGTCAGGGACATGATGGTTCCTCGCGTGGTGCCGCCACGATTGCGGATTCATGTCGGGCATGCCGTGTTTGATGAGGACCCGCAGCACGTCGGTGAACTGAACCTCACCGCGTTTGGCGGACTCCACCGCCGTGTTTATCTCTGCGCGTTCCTGTTTCGACCGGGCGCCCGCCCAGTCGCATGCGGGGCATGTGCGGGGTTGCAGGCCCGCGAGATCGGCCAGTAGTGACATTCGTGCGCCCTTCTTTCCTGGTGGTTACCGGTCGCGGCGTTTGTCGCCTTCGATTCGTTCCAGTCGTTCGGTTCTCAGCTCCTCCCGCAGTCCGCCGATGTCGCGTTGGATCTGTTTGAAGCCGTCGCGCACCAGATCGCGTATCTCGTCGAGGTCGTCACGCATGTTGGTGTTATGGGTGTTGACGGTCTGCTCGTGAATCTCATCGGTTTTCGCGTCGATCTGTCGGGCACGTTCCCGGCCCTTGCGTTGCCCTCGAACAGTGAGGACACCGACAATTCCCGTTCCGATCGCTGCGATCGTGGAAGGCAAACCGATGATGAGCAGTCCTATCAGGTCGATACCATCGTCGGGCTGGTACGCGGCGTCCATTGCTTCGCGCACCGATTCCCACATCATGCGGCAGTGACCGCTCTAGTCGCAGAAGCCGTTCCGGGGTTGCCGCGGCGTTCCGCGCCGATAGACATCAGCAGTGACACCACTGCGGCGCCGCCGGACACTGACAGCACTGACACCCAATCGGTGGCGAGTAGGTCAACCGCGCCCGCGCCGAGTGTGGCGATCGCGGTTTGGGCGAACGTGCGGGCCGCGCGTTCGGCGGCGTCGATCCAGAATGAACGTGTCAACATGGCTTGCATTTCCCCTCTGATGGTTGGGTTGTCGGACAGCGCGGGGTCAGGTCGCGACGCCGCGCATCCACTCCACGTCGCCCGGTGTGGCGAACGTCGAGTAGTGCGGATTGGGGTTGGCGGCGAGGAACATGACGGCGTCGAAGATCGCCTTGACGATGCCGAAGCCCTCACCGACCGGGTTTCCGAACAGGGTGAGCACCCGCGAGAACAACGCGGTCGGGCCGCCGATCCACGAGTTCTCCGTGATGATCCGGGCGATCGCGGTCTGGTTCTTCCCGGCCGCGTCGTCGCCGACCTCGGCGAACATGTCTTCGTCGTTGGCGTTCTCGGCCCACCGGTCGGCGATACCCAGGGCGCGCGCGTCGAACAGCCGGTCCATGATGCCGTGGGTGCCCGGGTCGGGCGGCGACTGCGCCCACGAGCAGATCGCATCCTTCGCGCGGCGCGGGTTGCCGAACGCCAGGCCGCGGCGGAAGTCGGCCAGCCGGTAGTGCAGCGGCGCGTTCACGGGGATGACGTGCCGAGTCATGAAGTCGCAGAAGTCCTTGGCGCCGCGGCTGAACCCGATGCCGCCCCACGGCGTGCCCGGTGGGAACGGCCACATGATCTTGGGGCCGTTCGGGTTGTTCGGATCCACCGGTGGGCCCTCGATCTCGTGGCGCGACAGCTGCCGTACCCACGCGTCGATGCCGCTCTTGTCGAACGGCAGCGCCGCGGTGTTCCAATCGCCGATCGGCTTCCAGTGGCACACGCCCTGCTGTTCGAGCTGGCTGGCGGTCGACGCACACGGCCCGAAGAACATGTTCGACTGGTGGCCCTCTTGCGTGAAGATGATCGGCAGCACCGGCGCCGGCCGCTTCAGCAGGCCGACGTCGTACTTGAACTCGCGGTTGACCACACCGGCGATGTAGTGCGGGGCGCCCGGCTTGCCCTCGATGGTGTAGATGCCCTGGATGCGTTTCACTTCGGCAGTGAGCGCGGGAGTGAACACGTCGCTGTCGTCGAGGGTGTTGCGCGCGGGGGTGAACTTTTTCTTGAGAAGTTGTTTCACCCTTCCCACCTCGGGCGATATATCACCTTCGCCCAAGCCTACATATGCATTCGCTATACGCACGATGCGCCAGCCCTTCGCTTCTTGAAGTTTCGGTGGTTCTGCGCACGACACGTCTTGCAGTGCCGCGTCACTTTGCCGTTTCTTTTGTTGACGTAGAAGTAGTCGTACTCATGTCCGAGTGGGCATTTCGTTCTCTCGCGCTTCGGAATCCAGCCGCGTGCACGCTTTTCGTCGCATGCAGTCTGGTAGTAACGATCGTTATATTGCTTCTGGCACGTGCGACAGACCCGTGCGCCTCTTGGACTAATCAGCGTGTTGGGCTCATTGAATACGTGGCCTTTCGGACACCTGTCGCGCTTCGCATAGTGGTGCCGCCCGTGCCGGACAACGTCAAGCATGTTCTCTGTGTGCGAATCCCAGCGCAGGTTTTCAAGGCGGTTGTCCGTATTAATCCCGTTGTTATGGCACCCAGACAGGTTGCCAGGTCGTGGACCGACGAACGCCTCCAGTACAAGTCGGTGCACTTTGAACATCCGCGGCTTGTCCCCGACCCTGGAAAGACTCGCCCGGAGGTATCCGCGCCCGTCTGGATGCTGATGCAGCAGACGCCCCCGGTAGGTGCGCGGACCCGACTTAGTGACCACGCAGCGGTCAACCGATCGAACCCGGCCGAGGTCGCTGACTTCATACATGCCCTCGTAGCCGACTACCGGGCGCCATTGCTCTTGGGTAGCATCCACTGCTAGCCCCTCTCTGCTCAGTTCAGTGATGGGGTTAGGGGCTGGGATGCGTTGGCGCGCACCCGGCCCCGTCACGTCGATTCTATTTGTCGCAGACGACATTTCGGATTTCGGCTACCGCGTCCACGAGGGTTTTGTCGTCGAGCTGCGGCCAGCCAGTGAGGTTGTATCCGCGCAGTTGCCGCAGAATCTCGACGAGGATTTCGCGGTCGGTCCAGTCGTCCGGGAAGCGTTTCACCTTCGGCGGTTCAGGTTCGGTCTTGCCGCCAGCCGCCCAGTGGTTGACGCATTCGGTGAAGTAGTCCCACGGGAAGTTGGCGCCAACATCGGTGTGGGTGCCCCACTTGAACACGTCGGTCACCCACCGGTGGTCCGAGATGCCAGGTCGCCCATTCGTATACGGCGGTGGCACCACGAGCGGGGTGAAGCCGTACTTCTTCGCGTCCTGCACCGCGAGGTAGGCTGCGACGTCGATTGCGTTGGACTGATTCATCCACTGATCCCGCATCCAGGATGCTCGCGACCCCGCGAAGCACAGGTTGATGCTGATGCTGTTGGCGTTGCCGACCGACCAGGCGGCGCGGTCGGTGTCGACGCAATCGACCACCGTCACACCACCATCGGACGCTTGGGAGATCGTGTAGTGGTAGGAGACGCCGTTGGCGTTCTGGAACCATTTGGCGAGGTTCTCAGCGGCAGCGTCCCCACCACCACCCTCCTGGGTGTGGATCAGGAACATGGTCGGCTTGCCGCTGCGGGAACTGTTGTTGGCCGACCAGATCGGAAACTCGTTGAAGTCGGGGCGTGGTTCGTCGGGCACGGCGGTACCTCCATCGGCGGGCCAGTACTTGTCGAGGTAGGGGGTCACGGTGGCGATGCGTGACTTGATTTCGGTGAGGTAGGCGCGGCGGCCGTTGGCGTACCAGTAGTCAGCGCTGGGCCAGTTGGGGGCCTGCTGCATCCAGCAGATGTTCAGCCATATATCGGTGCTGGCACCGGGTTTGGCGCGCCACACGTCGAGCTTGTCGAAGAAGCCTTTGATTTGGGCTGCGGCACCGTCGAAGCGGTGTGGGTAGGAGCCGTCCTGCTGGGCAATGCCGTAGGTGGTGTGGGTCGGGTCCCAGATGGTGTCGTTCCAGCCGGACTCTTGGTAGAAGGTGGACATGATCGCCAGGCATTCGCTGCGGGTGTAGCCGCGCGCCTTGGCTTCGGCGATAGTGATTTGGGCGACTTGATCTTTCGTGGTCACCGTTTGCTCCCGAGGATTCCGCCGAGGACGGGGATGGAGCGCAGCGCGCCGTCGATGATGTCCATGACTTGCGCTGGAAGGTTGGTCAGGTCGGGGAGTTTCGCGACGATCTGGTCGTCCAAGTTGGACAGGTCGGGCAGGTTCTCGGTGATCCTGTCGGCGATGCGGTCGGCGATCCTGTCGGCGAGTGGTCCGAGCAGTTTGAGCAGGATGATTCCGAGACGGTCCATGTCCGGGGTTCCTTTCGGGCATAGAAAAACCCCGCGCACCCAAGTGGGTGGCGGGGCTTTTTCTGGGGTGGGTTTAGAAGTAGAACAGGGTGTCGCGTTCGATGAAGAAGTCGATGGCGGGGTTGCCTGTGGCGAACATCCAGGACAGGACACTGGTGAGTGCGATGCCTCCGAGGAGTCCGGTTCCGAGAGCCCCGGCTATGCGTTTCACAGTGCACCTGCTTGGCAGGGGCTTGGTCACGGCAGCCTCCTGACCGTGACGCGGGACGTGTCGATCAGGTGCCTGCGACCTTGGTCGTCAGCGACAGTCAGGACGGTTCCTGTGGTGAAGAGGACTGTTGCGTTCCAGCCGGCGGGGCCGCGGGATTGAACGTGGATCTTCATGGCGGGTCACCAGGTGTCGGTGGTTTCGACGTGGTGGCGGCCGCCGCCGCAGTGGCGCACGCACTTGTAGATGTGTTTGGTGCCGTCCATCTTGGGTGTGCCGTCGGCGTGGGTGGCGTATGTCCAGTCGGCTCCTGCGCCGCCGCTGCCGGTGGCGCATGCGTGCTTGTAGATCTGCCCGTGGCCGGTGCCGTGATTCGCGCAGTGGGCGGGTGCGGCATCAGCGACTGCGGGTATTCCGAGGGCGAGTGCGGCGATTGCGAAGACAGTCGCGGTGGTGGTGCGTAGCATTGGTGGGCCTCCTGTTGGGGGTGGGCCGTCCGGCGGGGTTGGTTTCTCAGGCCTTTCGCCCCGCCGGGCGGTGTCTCAAGTTGATGCGAACTACTGTATAGCCCCTACACACCGTCTGTCAACTGCGTATAACGTGCTACACTTTTTCCCGTGAGCATCGCTGATCAACTAGCCGAAAACCGCGACAAGCGGCAGAAGGCTGCCGCAGAAACGAGCGCATTGACCAGTGAGATGCACGACCTCGTGAAAGCTGCCTACGACGCCGGCATGCCCGCCCCCGAGATCGCCCGGAAGGCGGGCATCACCCGAGGCCGGGTCTATCAGATCATCCGCACATCCACGCGATCGTGAACACCGGCGACGGTGTACCCCACCACCCCCGCTGTCTACGACAGAGTGAAAATTGGGCTAGGCGTGCCGTCCGAATCTATGGTCAGGGTATTGCCGGCGGAAACGCTCACGTCCTGACCGCCGCCCGTCGTGTCCAGGGTGACGTAAGCCAGTACGTTGCCGGATGTTTCGTACAAGACCGCGGTGCGTGCGGTGATGCCGGACCCGGATGCGGTCCACACCGGGTTCGTCGCGAACGACACCGCCACGCTCGTGGTTCCCGTCAGGGTCAAGGTGACCGCTACACCACCAGTGGTGTAACCGTCGCCGTTCGCGACTTCATCGGTCACACCAGCCCATGTGGTGGTGGTGGATCCGATGTTGGACGAGCTGGTGACGAGTGCGACTTTGAAGGTGTCGGAGTCGAGGTCGAACGTGCCGTCGAGCAGCATCTTGCGGGCTGCTGCGGGGAGCGTCCAGGTGCCTGCCGCCATGGGGGTTTCCTTTCAAATGACAAAGCCCACCAGGATTTCTGGTGGGCTTCGAGGTGGGTTTGGGTTTAGGTGAGTGGGACGTTGATGATTGCCCACGCCTGGTTCACAGCAGCTGTTGATGATGTGGACCCAGATGTGGTGGTGGTGTTGATGGCTAGTGAGGTTGCGCTTGATGCTGCGTGCCATCGGTTGGTGACGCCGCTGAATGAGGTGAAGTCGCCGACTGATCCTCCGCCTGATCCTGCGGATACTGCTTGCAGGACGATGCCGTTGGAGGGGACGGTGACTGATTGTGTTGCGACGGTGCCGGTTCCGTATGTGGTGACTGGGGTTCCGACGGTTCCGACGTTGGTGAATGAGATGGCGTTGAGGTAGTACCAGGCGGTTCCTGCGGAGGTGATCGCGAGGCTTTTCGCTGCACCTGTTCCGGCGCCGGCGAGCCTGTAGATGGAGAGGGCGCCGTTGGCGGTGGTGTTGTTGTGTGGGATGGAGGCGATTAGGGTCATTGCGACGCCGCCGTAGGTGATGGCGCTGATGCCGCCTCCAGAGCGGTCCCAGTTGACTATGGCGAATACGTCTGCGCCGGTGGTGGCGGTGAAGTTGATGGATGGGTTGCCTGCTGCGACGACGCCGGTGCCGATGGTTTGGTATGCGGCGGGTGCTTTGGTGGTGACGGTTGGTGTGCCGCCGGTGATGGTGAGTGTGGTGGTTGTGGGGGTGAGTTGGGTGTGTTGGGTGACTGCTGGTTGGCCGCCGGTGATGGTGAGGTTGACTGATCCTGGTGTGAGGTTGCGGGCTTGGGTGATGGTGGGGGTGCCGCCGGTGATCGACAGTGTGGCGGCTGACGGTATGGCGACTGGCCCGGAGAGTGGTTGCCCGCCGGTGATGACCAGTTCCGCTGGGGTGGGTTCGACCAGTTTGTGTTCGGTGGCGATAACAGTGGGGGTTCCACCAGTCACCCCCACCACAGCGGGGGTGGGGGTGGTGATGGTTTCCACGATCCAACCGGGCATCATGCACCCCCATTCGGAAGGTTGGACCACTCGATTTTGTTGTAGCCGTCACCGCCGCTGCCTGCGTTTGATCCGCCCGCGATTGTGCTTCCGGCGGCCCCCCCGCCGCCGTTCCCCGCGGGGCCGGAGCTGGTTCCGTTGCTGCCGCTGCTGATGCTGTTGTCGTTGGACAGGAGGCCTCCAGCACCCCGACCGCCAGCGCCTGAACCGTCCGTCCGGCTTTGCCCGCTAGTCGGGTTACTACCGCCGTTGCCGCCTTTGCCACCTGTATAGCCCGTTGCGGATACGCCGGAGATGCTGGTTGTACCGCCGGCCCCGCCGCCGCCGCTGGCCGACGAGCTAGTACCCCTCACACCCGCTGCCCCTCCGCTAGCCGTCAGGGAAACGCTGCCGGACGAGAACACAGTCGAGCCGCCGGGCGTGCCGTTATTGCCGCCGGACGTGCCTGCCGCCCGCGCCCCACCGGCGCCCCCGAGGCCACGTGTCACGGTGTATGTGTCACCCATCAGCTCGACTGGAACGAACACCCGATCGACGTAGGCACCGCCGCCACCGCCGCCTCCGCCGTAGCGGTAGCCGGAGTTGGATCGCCTGCCTGAGCCGCCGCCGCCGCCGGCACCGCCGAGCGTCACCCATGCGCCCGTAGTGCCCTCGGGCACCGGGGCGTTAGTGCGGTTGACGTTTTCTTCGACGAACGGTTCGAACGCGGCCTTCACCTCAACGGTTGGTGTACCACCGGTGACCGCCAGTGCGGCACCCGCAGGGAAGAGCGCTTCCCCACCCGGGCGGCCACCCGAAATAGACAGACTCGCCTTCGTTGGGGTGATGACCTTGTTCGCCACATCCACCACAAGCGCAGGCTGACCACCCGCCACCTTCAAAACCCCAGGCAACGGCTTCGCCTCCACATCCTGCGCAATCACAAGATTGACCGCAATCGACGACCAACGATTCACCGTCGCCGACAACGCCGACACATCACCAGTCTTGATCGTCGTATTCACCGACAACATCGGCGAAATCCCACGAAAATGCGCCCTACGGCGGGCATTCGACGGCAACCCCAAATCCGACGACCCATACGCCGCCGAAAACGCCTGCAACGTAATCCCCCGAGGATTCGACACAGAATGCGAATGCACCGTCCCCATACCATGATTGATCGACGCAGTCGACACCTCATTCACAAGCCCGAACGAAACCCCATAACCGGTGATCCACGTCGTACCACCCGACACCGCCAACGTCTTCGCTACACCCGTCCCCGCACCCGCCAGGCGGTACAAAGCCTGCCCACCATACTGGGCGTCATTGTTGTGATACGCCGTCGCGATACGCGTCATGTCCACACCGCCGTACTTCACAACCGGAATGGCGCCCTGACGATCCCAGTTCACAAACGCGAACACATCCTCACCAGGTTTCGCGGTGAACTGCACCGACGCCGCACCCGAACCAGTGATCGCCGCAGACACACCGCCATAACCAAGGTTCGCCGGCGCAACCCCGAACACCCGCGGATCCGCAGGCACCGAACACGCCACATACTCCTTCTCAGGCATCGACCCCGGCACCAAATGCTTGGCGATCTCGGGGAACATGCGCGACCACGTCGCCACACCCGCCCCATCATTGCCTGCGGTCTGCGAATTCTCCGCAATGCAAATCACAGCACCCGTCTCGGGGTGCCACATCGGCGAACACTCATAGCCCGGCCACGAACCAGCATGGCCCTTCCAGTCGCCGTAGTCGTACATCCCCAGCCCGTAACCCACCTGCTTCGGGGCGAACGAGCTGCCCATCGGGATCGGGCAATACGTGTTCATCCACACGTCATAGGTCTCAGGCGACAGGATCTTGTTGTCCCGCATCGCCTCAACCCACTTGTGCATGTCATTGATCGTGGTGACGATGCAGCCGGCCGCCCACGCATACGACGGGTGAATACCGGTCGTGTTCGCCGTCGCTGCCTGCCCACCGCCACCGAACCCCGGCGCGTACGGTTCAGGCATCTTCGGGGTGTTCGGCCACGACGTTTCCGTCAACCCCAACGGTTCGAAGATGTCCTCGATCACGATGTCACGAATGTTGCGGCCACTCACCGCCTGCGCCACCAAACCGGCCATCACATAGTTGGCGTTGGTGTAATAAAAGTCGGTGCCCGGTTCGAACATCAACGGGTGGCCCTTCGCGATCGTGAAGTGAGCGTCCTCGTTGAACTCCATGCCGGGGAACAACACCAGCCGAAGCAGCATGTTGAGGTCTTTTTGTTCATCGAAGATGCCGGACCGCATCATCAGCAGATGCTTCACCTTGATCTTGTTGGCGCGGTCGACGTCGCTGAACTTGTACTTCGGGGTGTCGAACTGGTCCAAAGTGTCCTCCAGGGACAACAGGCCCTGATCGACACACCGCAACACCGCCGCCGCCACATACGGTTTCGTCGCCGAACCCGTGCGGAAATGATCATCCACCGAGATAGGCCGCGACTTCGCATAGTCCCGCCACCCCATCGACCCCATGTAGTGGCCCTTGGGGCTGGTGATCTTCCAAATCACACCCGGACCCGCGCCAGCAGCCATCGCATCAGCGATGATCTGATCGACCACAGCCTTATCAGCAGGATCCATCTCAGACTCAGCCGTGAACGCGTCAGTCGACACCTCCGTGACCGGGCCAGGATCAGAAATGTTCCCGGCCTGATCGATCGTGCGGGTGTACACCCGATACGGGGTGCCTGAAGACCTACCAGTCCAATCGAAATCCTGGTCAATCGGAACCGGCAACTCGTTGATCTTCAGATTCGTATCGGCGTCATACACGTTGTATGAGACGATCATTCGTCGATGCTCCCCACTGGTCGAACGGTGATCACCGAGAACGACGTGCGCACAACCTCAGTGGTCGGCGGCGTCGGCGGCGTCGTATCAACCGGCTCCGGGGTAGGCGCATCCACCGCACGGCGGTAAAACTTCACCCAGCCACCACCAGGAGCACCAGGACCACCATGGTTGAGGAACCGGTCACCACCGTTGCCGCCACCACCGGGGGCCACACCACCCCGACCTGGCACCTTCTGATCCCCACCAGCCAAATACGTTTGACCGTTGTACTCGAACGTCCCCGCGCCACGACCGACCGGTTTACCGATCAGACCGAGGGAATCACCACCGGCGCCGCCCTCGCAGCGCAACTCCTTGTCCGAGAACACGAACACGGTGTCGCCGCCCTTACCGCCCACACCGGTCCCGCCCGCACCGGGCGCGCCGGGGGTGAACTCGATCAGCACATCCTCATCGGGTTCGAAGTCGTCGCCTTCAATGTAGGTTTTGGCGTTCCACTTGCCGGGCGATCCGCCTTCACCGAACTGCGCCAGCGACGCTTGCCGGCCCGCGCCCGAACCGCCAACACCGACCAGGTCCATCGCGTTGGCCCAGCGGGGTTTCGCCATCGTCGTCTGGTTCGTCCCTAAATACACCAGCACAGGATCGTGATGATCCGAACCACTGCCCGTATCCACTGCGGTTTCGATCCACGGCACCTTCGACGACTTCACCACCGCCGACTTCGCGATCGTCTCCACCGGATCATCCGGGTTCGTCGTCTCGTCCCGCACCGCCGCCGCCGACTTCACATTCGCATACGGATGATCTGGAATATCGTCCTCTTCGTCATAGCCACGGATGTAATGCGTGCCAGTTCCAACGATGACCGGTTCAATCTCAAACTCGTCAGCAATCTCACGCGGAAGTGCCTCGTCAAGCTGGTAGTACACCCAGCCGACCGTGTCATCACCAGGCGGCAACAACGACACCAGATTCGGGGAATGATGCACCAAATCCCGCGCCCCGGTCGTCTTGTTGATCTTGCGGACATTCACATAGACCGCGGTGATGTTCGTGGAACCCTTACCGAGCCAGCCGATCACACCCAACGGCTCAGACTTGCCGGCACGGTACGTGATAGCCAGGCACGCGTTCTGGGTGACCGGAAGCCACGTGTTCGCATTCGAATACGGATAGTTCGCATCCCCCGACGGCAACAAACCCTTGTCGACCGGTTTGTTTGTGGAGATCCCCGCCAGCAGCCACGCGAACGCCCCCTGCGCAGCGTTCGACGACACCTGCAGGATCGTGTTGAACAAATCCGGCAAGGTCGCATTGCTGCCGTGCTGACCCACCAAACCACCCACCAGGTGGTCCAGGAACTCTTGGATCGCCTCAGCAATGTTCCCCGCGCCCAACGCACCCAAAATGTTGGCCGGGTTGATGTTCTGCAACGCCTCAACCAAGTCATCGAACGTGTTCAACACTGTTCCGACCGTGCCGCGCAACGCATTCACGATCGTGTCAATGATCAACTGGACACGACCCAGCAGATCCTGCAGCTCCTCCGGGAGGCCATCAATCCACTCACGCTTCAACCGAGTGCTCTGAGACGCCGACGCATCATCAAAATAGAAGGTGCCCGCCGTCGCCGCCTCGGTCAGTAAGAACCGGACCTGCACACCAGTCACACCGGCCGGAACTTCATACACACCGGTCAGCTCATATCCCGGCCAATCCACATCAGCAGTAGTGGGAATGTAGGTCCCCACATCCACCGGCTCATCAACTGTGCTGCCGCGATGCGGAATCACCTGAAGCCGAACCGCAACTCCAGTCCCCGCGTACCCTTCATGCGCAATGAACACCCTCGGCGTGAACGACTGCGCCACCGCGATCACTTCTTCGGTGTGGATCGCCTTCTGTGTTCCGTCAGCTACGACCTTCGCCGCGCCCGAACCGTCACTGCTGCGCGACTTTTCGAGATCGATAAGCCACTGGGTGTTGCTGGTGATCGAGTCTGCAGCGAATGCACCTGCACTGAGCAGGTTTACCGGCTGTGTGCTGCCCAACTGGCCGAACAACTGCGCCAGCAGCGAACGCGGACCGATCAGCAAGTTCAACGGTTCGATGAAAACCCGGGTGACCGTCTCCCACACCTCGGCCGGCTGCACACCGTCGGAGAAGTCGATACCCCCGAAGATCGGCGACAGGATCGAGTTGATCAGGTCAATGATGTCGCCGAGGATGGGGATGTTCAAAGCCCAATCACGCAACTGGTCGAACGACGCCTCACCAGGGATGAACACCCCAGCGACCGCGCGCACCACCCACGCCAAAAACTGCTCGATGAACTGCTCACCAATCTCAAGCAGCTGCTGAACAGTGAACGGACGCTGCCACTGCAACGCCGACTGCTCCGGGTGAATACCCGGCTCAGACGGCACCGCATGAGCCCACTCCGGCAACGGATCAAACGATGACGTCATGAAAGCGGCCAAACCTCAACCGAAAACATCGACGTAGAAGCAGAAGTCGTGTACGTCACCGACCCCGCCTGACGTTCACACCGGAAATAGATCGTCGCCGGTGTACCGGCCGCCACACGGTCAAACCCATCCGATGAGCCCGCCGCAGGTCCCGAAACAAGCGTCAGCCGCTCCGATTGCGCCACACCGGGGCACCGGCCGATCACGTTGCCGCCGGTCTCACCGTTCAACCGGGCCACCAAATCAACCCGAACATCCGCACCCTCACCGGTGACCACCGTGTAACCGGACACGCGGGGCCGCCAATCAAACGGCTGCGCCGGGATCGACACCTGAGCCAAAGTCGAGTTCGCGTTACCCGATGCAGTGTTGTTGATCGACGCCGGAACATACCGGTCCCCCACACGCTGCGCCGCCAGCACAAACCCATCAGCAGTCGAATTCACCACCGGCACCTGACCCGCAACAGGAGAAGGATCAACATCCGTCGGGTCCCACACCGCCTCACCATCCGCGCCCTTCGCGCCGGCGTGCAGCGCCAGGTTCAACCGGTACACACCCGGCGTGGATGTTCCAGGTGGCGTGATCTCAGTGAGCGACGCCTCCGCCGGGGTTGGATCGTCCGGGTCCAGCTCCGTCAGATTCACCGTCGTATCGAACGTGGCCGGCACACCCGGGTCGCCCTTCTCGATCGCGGGCACACCAACACCGATACCGCCCTGCGGACGCAACTGGAGGATCGCCGAACCCGCCGTAGGATCGACAGGAATCTCCACGATCCCCTCAAACAAATAGTGAGTCCCAGCAGGATTCAAGGGCCACGACATAAGGCACGCTCCATTCACATTGGGCGAGTTACAGAAAGAAAGGACGACTGCTGCTTATCCCTGAGGTGACAGCGTGAGGACCGACAACGTTTCAAAAATCCCCGTGATGAACCGCTGATGCTTCGCCAACGGGGCCTCCGACTTGCGTCCATCCCCCAACTGCGCGATCACCTTCCGCTCATCCTGGGAAACCCGCCACATGACGTTTTCGATGTAGTCAGTCACCATTCGGGTACGTGACATGAACACCAGCGACATCAGGCCGCCGCGAAAAACGTCCCGACCCAACGCATACTGGGCACCGTTGCGGAACTGCACCGTCGCCGTCGTCTTGCCCTGCGAATCAAACAAGGCGTTGATGAATGCGAACACCGTTTCGATGTTGTACGGCGCTGATGCTGTCGGATAGAACCGCTCGATCGCCGGATGGTACGGGCCAACTGCGTCACGGCGGTCGTAATGCTGAATCAACTGGAACGCCAGGAAGCTGTTGTTCAGGAACCCCGACAGCAGATCGGACGGTATGCCGGTGAATCCAACAACGATCATCAGCGAGTCGATTAGCCATGCGAAGGTGGCATTCATCAAGTCGTTCAACCACTTTGGGCTACGGCCACCAATAATGTGCTGCCAACCCTCAGGTGTGTGGTCAGTGATCGTGCACGCATCGATGCCGGTGTCCTCACCCGGCTCGGGGGCCACGAAATAGGCGTATGGCTGCTCGAAATCCACACCCAACGCGGGCGCATAGAACACGCCGTCCATGCCGGGAACCTGCTTGATGACAGGTTTGAAGATGTCCCCCAGCGACCCGCCAAGGTCAATCGTGGTGCGCAGCACCGAATCGAGCACGGTTTTCGTCGGACCAGTGATCTGCGACCGGTCCACTGTGGAAAACACGTAGGTAGGCTGGTCCAGGTTCGCCCACCTGTCAGGCTGCGGATCACCTGGAAGCCACAAATCCATGCGGGTATCCACACCGTACGACTGGGTAACGTCCTTGATGACGGCCTGAACGGTTTCCATCCGCACTGTGCGAGCCACCATCGGCGACGTGTCCAGCAGTGGATTGGTGCGTGACACATACACCGGGGTTCGCAGCATGCGGGTGAACGCCTGGACCGACAGCCCATCCCGCGACAGGGCTTGCAGAACGGTGCCGAACCATGCCCGGATATCCGGGTTTAACGACAGCCCGTTGTTGATGAACTCCAGCCACCCGGACTGCAACCGCAGAGCGCATTCTGCGACCATGTTCTCCACGACGGTTTGCAGCGCCCACACGAAGATCGCGTGCGAGAACGGCTGTGCCTGAATCGGCAGCCACCACGACGGCCAAATCACGTAGTAGTTGAGGATGTCGCGGATACCGCGCAGTTCAGCGGTGCCGGTCCATGCGCTGTCGCGGTACTCGTAGGTGTGGTTCTTCGTGTAGAACGCATACCGCAAACCCGCGGTTTCGACGATGACACCGACCATCGTCTTTTTGCAGTCCATGAACAAAGGGATGAGAGGGCTGTTCCCTTTGAGGACGATCCGGCCGGTTTCAACATCGTTGCGCGGGTCAGCACCCGACGCCTCGATCAGGTCGCCACCGACAGCGCCCATCGGCTGCCAAAATTTGTCGCACACCGTGAACCGGAACGACGTGTCTACCTTCGATTTGCGTTCTGTCAACGCCCGCGCGGTTCGTGCGATCCTGTTGGGGTCGCCGGACTGGAGGGCGGATTGCCATGCGGCGGTTTCGCGTTCAAACTTCGACAACCGTCATCCCCTCCTTTCCTGGTTCACAGGCGCCACAAATTCACCCCTCACCGAGGTATCGGCCGGGGCTTGCCACTCCAGGGGCTACATCGGGTAGCGGCGCAACGGAGTCCCCGAAAGAATCACCTTCGAGTCAGCGTTACCACCAACAATTTCTGTCTTCACAAAGAACTGCTGCGCCGGTTCGCCAGGCGACTTCGCGGGGATCGCCGCGTTCTCACTGAACCGCCCCGACAGGTACTTGTAGAAGTTGCCCTGCGGGGGAACAATCCCGAACATTGAACCGATCTGATCGGTGAATGCGTTCCGTTCCGAGAAGAACGTCAGCAGTGTCTTCACCGCCTGTTGGAAGATGATCAGCTCCTGCGGCGACGGCGGCACAGACGTCAAATCCTGCACCAGAGTCGTCTGTGAGCGCGGGTCGGTACGCAGGAACACAATCTGATTCGGCAGCAGCGGACCAAACTCCACATACTCATCCGAACCGGGACCGTCATACAACCGGAACGTGCCCGGACCGAACACCGTGGCATCCCAATACATTTTCTGGTCACCAACATTGACCATCGGCACAAACCCTGATTGGGTGACGTTCGCGTTGTCGCCGGCGGATATCTTCCGCACCGGGGCTGGTGTCGCCTGGGTGATCAACGCGCCACCAGCCTGCATACCAAACCCGATACCCCGATAGTCCGGGCCGAGTTCACTACCGGTGCCGGTTTCCTTGTGCGACAGGATCGGCAACCCGTTACGCAGCACCTTGAACATGCGGGGATTACCCTCATAACCCGCGACCAGGGTGAACTTCTCCCCGATCAGCGGAGCCACCAGCAAGGGGCGTTGAAACATTACTGTCTGCGAGAAGTTGTTGAACCTCGACAGTTTGATCCAGTTGCCCTGCACCCGCATGCGGATACCGTTGCCGTCCCAGTCTCCGTTGCTGTCGCGGCCCATGCGAGCCCACAGGTCATTAGCCCCACTATCAGGGACGCTCCACTCCTGAAACCCACCAAGCACCATCGACACAACCTGGTTATCGGTGTCAGTGTCAAAGTCCTTGTACGGGCCGCACACCACTTCTCGGGTCCCGGTGGTCAGAGGATCATCCGGATCGTCCCGCCACCTCGCCTGGTCACCATTGGCGTAGACGTATCCGCCGCCGTCACCCTCGTAGTACAGCGGCCAATCCGCGCCGAGGTCCTGCGAGCCCGTGGTGTCGTAGTTGAACGTGTCAGTCATCGACTCGTACTCGAACTGGAAACTCGCCGTGTAGTCGTAGGTACGCCAGAACCCCGAATCGGCCCGCAAACGGAGGCTTTCACGCTGCCGCTTCCCGATCTCCAACGGTGCCTGCGGCGCGCCCTGGAACCACCGGACCGGCGCCCACCAATGACCCATGTCGTGGGTGAGGAAGTTCAACGTCGATTCCTGCTTCGCGTCGATCGACGCGACCAGATCGCGGTAGACCCTGCGCGTCCACTTCGGCGACCGGCCACGGCATTCCACCCCCACCTCAACCTCAATCGGGTCGTAGAGCGCATCAATATTGGTGATTCCGTCCTCGGTGGCGCCCTTCTGGTCGATGTGCTTCCACGGCGGGATCAACCCCTTGAGTGAGGTGAGGTGCACCATCTCCGGGGCTACAACCCGGTCAGGGACCGCCATCCCGCCCATCATGTGGAAAGTGATCGACTCGTCGTAGGCGTCGAGCCACATCATTGGCTTTTCACCCTTGGCGAGGTCATACCATCCGTGCGGGGTTACACCAGTGGCGGGGTAATGCTTCTTAGCCATTTACCCTCCCGGCATGACGTACTGGTTTTGCAGGTGATACGCGATGTCGCGGCCTGTTCCGTCTTCGGTGGCGCGCTGGTTGTTGACCGTGATGTTCGTGTCGCCACCCTGGTTGACTTGGGTTTGACCCTGGCCTGTGGCCTGTGGGTCGATGTCCTTGCGCTGCTGGGATGCTTGTCCGGCCAGGTTCGGCAACGCCGGGGCCGCACCAGCAATCCCCCCGGCAATGCGGGTGATCCAGTTGTTGTTCGCCAAATCCGAACCACCCGTAGGCAAGAACGTTTCCATCAACCCTTGGGCGCCGATCGCGGCGACTTGACCGCCGTACTCGATGGCACGGTTGATCAGCTTCACCCCAGTCTGCGCGGCCTGACCCGCACCCGGGGCCATCGCGTCCAGCGCCATACCACCGGCCTGCACCGCCATGCCAAGCGCACCACCACCGTCCATGCCGATACCACCGGAACCGGACCCGGCATACGGTGCGACGTTCGCCCCGATGTTGGTGGTGTTCGTCGGCCCGCCAGTGAACAGTCCTTGCGGTGCGCCAGCGGCCATCGGGCCGCCACCGCCGCCCGTGGTGGGCAGCGGGGCAGGATTCGTCGCCCACGCACCCGACGACACCGGAGCCGGCGGGTTATTCAACGCAGGGTTGGTGTTCTGCGGGCTGTACAACCCCGGCGCGCTAGCAGTCGCCGCTGACCCGCCAGGAACCGACGTCACCGGACGGTAATACCGCGACGTCAACGATGGATCGTCAGCACCCTGCGACCCTCCGAGCCCCCGCTGAGCTGCGGCAGAATCGCTACCCCAGTTAAACGGCGTCCCGCCAGGCAGCGTCGCCTGCATGTGACCACTGTTGAACGCGACCCGGAAGTCTCCAGGCCCACCCGACCCCGGCACAAACCCTCGGGACTGCAACCACTGATCAGCGTTATGTGTGGAAAGTGACCTACCCTCGGTGGACCTGCCATCGAGAATGTTGACCAGATCCTCAACAGCGCTGGAACAGTCGCCCAATCCTTTTGTGAGGTCGGCTGCTTGGACTTGCGCGTACCGGCCCGCCGGAACGTTGGCGAGTAGCGCCGCGTCACCGGGATAGGCACCGATCGGCGTCATGGACACACCGGTCGCACCGGCGGACGGGTAGGAGCCCCGGTCATACTGGTTGTTCTGGTACTGCGGCCCGAACACACCCTGCGCGCCGAGCACACCCATCAACCCGTGCCCGCCCTGAGTAGGGTTATAGGCCGAAATGGCCTGCAACTGCCCCAACAACGGTGCCGCAGCGAGGTTCGCCACGAACTTCGTGATGTTCTCCGCGATCCCCGCCAAACCCTTCGAGATACCGAAATCCTGATCAAGCTGGGCACCGATCTGCCCCAAATCCTTGGCATGCTTATCGGTTTGCTTCGTCAACTTCTCATACTGATTCGCGCGGGCCTCACCCATGCGCATCTCGGCGGCCTGAAGGTCACGTTCCGCTTCGATCACATCGTTACGGGCCTTGAGCCGGTCCTCTTCGGTCGCCTCGGTGGACTGCTCCAACTGGGCTGCGCGGGCACGTTTCTCCGCCAGTTTGTGGCGGGCATCCAGGTACGACGACTCAGCGGAGAACACGGCCGCGTCGGGTGGCATACCAGCAATCCCCGGCGGCAGCGTCGTGTCATACGGCAACACAGGCGCATCCGGCAACTTCGGGCCAGACGACGACGACCCGCCGGCACTACCCGCAGCGCCCGGAAACAAATCAGCCAACGGGCCATCCGCGGGTGCCCCATCCGAACCAGGCGCGCCGCCACCACGACGCCCGCGGCGATCCTCCACGGAAACATCCAATGGAACCTGACCGGGAAGGTTACCGAACGGGGACGCTGGACCGTTCGAGTTCGTACCCACAAGCCCTGGAATCGGAATGCCGCCAACCGTTGGCGTGCCAGGTCCAGACCCGCCGCCGAGCTGAGGAAGCGGAGACGGCTGCGGATCAACCCCCGTGCCGCCCTGAATGTTGCGGTCCCACCACTCACGGGCACTGCGACCCAACTGATCCGGCGTATTGGAGTGATTCCAGCTATCCGCACCTGGAATCGCGTTCTGAATGGCCTGTTCAATCTCAGGGCCGTTCTGCGCAACCAGGAACGCCAGCCACGCTGGGACCGCCACACGCGACAACGCGGCAGAGATTCCCTTAGCCGACTTATCGGCCGTCGCGGGAAGACCGGCCAATGTCGTGCTCACCGTTGAGAGAGATTGCGTCAGCGCCGTGATGCCAGCTATGGACTTCCACGCCACGAACGCGGTCACCACGTCCCCAACGCTGATACCGATCCGGTCGAGCATTTCGACTACGCTCGACAGCGCATCCCACAAATCCTGCGCAGTCTCAGCAGCTTCCTCGAAGGTGCGCTTGATGTCGTCCTTGTGCGCGACGATCCACGCGTTCAGGTCATTCAGCTTGTCGGTCACATTGTTGATCGACTTGGCAAGCGCGCCAGGACCCTCCGTCGTGTCCAGCGGGTCGCCGAACAGCGCCGAAATGAAGTTCGCCCCAACACGCCCCACAGCGGCATTCATGTTCGACAAGGCGCCGTCAACAGTGTCGGCCAGCTTCTTCGACATGCCACCGAACTGGCCCTCAATCGCCTGCACAAGCATGCCGAACGAAATCGTGCCGTCCTGCGACATCTTCTGAATCTCAGCGCTCGTCAGGCCGAACTCTTTCTGCAACGCCGCCTGAACATTGATGCCACGCTCATTGAGCTGCAACATTTCTTCGGCCTGCAGCTTGCCCTTGTTGAACACCTGGTTGAAGATGACGGCCAGGTCGCCGAACTTCTGCCCAGATGCACCCGCCGCGTCCGCGATCGCCGTCAACGCCGCCTGCAACGGGCGGCCCTGCTTCACCCCACCAGCAAGGAACTGCGTGGCAGCTTTCGCCGCCTCATCCAACGCAATCGGAGTACCAACGACGACCTCGTTGATATCCGACATGATCGTCTTAACCTGCTCGGCGCTGTTCCCCATCGCGGCAAGACGGTGCGACGTCGCATCAAGAGACTTGTACCTGTCGAAACCCTTGAACAGGGCAACACCGGCTGCTCCGATGATGCCTGTCGCGGCCGCGGTGAACGCGGTGCCCAACGCGCGGCCAGCCAACGCGCCAGCCTTCGACGCAGCACCCTCATACCCCGACAGTGCAGACGAAAACCGGCCCGCCACAGGCAACGACGACGCCAAAGACGAACCAAACGACGACCCAAACCCCCGGCCCGCCGACACACCATGCGACGAAAAACCATCCACAATGCGAGAACCCGCGGCCTTCGTCGCACGATCAACCTCACGTGACAACTGCTCACCAGCGTTACGGCCCGCAGCAGCAGCTTCCTTGGTGACGTTCTCGCCGATCGCGCGGCCAGCAGCCGAACCGCCACGAGCCCCAGCAGCGGCCATCTCACGCTCAATGTTCTTCGCCGCCACCGCAGCAGCACGCTCATCAAGACGAGAAATAATGTCCACGTAGATCGGCATCAGACACTCACCTCCCGTCACCAGCCGAACAGATCGGCCTCAACCTCACGCTGCAACTCGTGCGCCTCAACCGACGCTTTCGCTTTCTCCAACCGATCAACCGGGTCCTCGAAAGCGAACGGCTCATACGCCGCTTTACGGCTTCTCGATGCATGGAATGACGCCCTGAACCGGGCGATCTCGTTGTATGTTTCCGCCGCAATCAACTCCGACTCAGACCAGCGGCCCCCGCGAACAGCCCGCGCCACCGCGCCATTGACCGGCGCGAAATCCACATACAACTCCCGAACGCGTTCTTCAGCGTTGTCCACGAACCGAACCCCGAACAGGTCCAGCAACTCCAAACTGGACAACCTGCCCTGATGCCAATCGGCGACGCTTAGCCCGAAAAACCGCCGCAGATCACTCGCTATCTGTCTCGGGTACAGTCTCCAGAACCACTGAGCTTCCATCACTTTTCGAGTCGGACTCAGCTCGTTCCGCGATCGTGAAGCCCTGCTCGGTCCACGCCCGCCACACATCCCGGGCACCTGCAGGACGACCGTTGATCTGCTTCGACCGCAACACCTCGTAGGAGTCCATGCCCAACACGACCTGAACGATCCGCACCTCACGCGGCGGCGACACACGCTTACCGTCCTTGAAATACGGCGGCCCCTTGACCGCGCCGGGACGGGTCTCCGCCGGCAGGACCATCTCGTTGCCGTCGCGGTCCTTCACGGTCTGCTCCGGGATATACAGGTCAGGCTCCCGGTCATAGGTTTCGATCTCTTCGAGGTACGCCTCGTACGCTTCCAGCGCATCGTCGTCGAGCATCCGAAGGTTCGGGTGCGGGGGGATCGTCATGGTGGTGCCGTCATCGAAGCGCAGAACACGATCGGCGAACGGCGAATCGAACTCGGTGGCCTGTTCACGCGCGGCGGCACCATTGTTCTCGGGTTTCTTCACAGACATCAGGGGCTTCCTTCAAAAAGGGGTTGATACAGGGGCGGTGGGCTGGCTTTGTGTGGTGCCTGCCGGGTGGGTGCCAGCCCCAAACCAACCCACCCGGCAGGACGATTCACCGGCTAGCTGCCGTCCGAGTACTGCTCAGCCCAGCCCGGGCCGCCCATCCACACATAGAAGTAGCCGGGAACAAGGGCGATCGTTCCCGCCGGGTCGGGCCGCATGAAGTACTCGTTCGGCAGAACCTTGTACGTCAGGTCCGCCGTGTCCGGGTCGGTCTTGGAACGCTGCTTCGACGCCTGGTCGTCCAGCTTCACCGCCGGGTATCCCTCAGCGCGGTAAATGAACCCGCCGGAAGTGCGGCGCGCGTACAGCAGCAGCAGCTGGTACTCCGCCGAGTCAGCGTCCAGCAGCGGACCCTCACCGTAGTCAGGGGTACCGGGAAGCGCGACCAGCGGATTACCGGCGTTGTCGCACAACGGAAGTTCCGACTCCAGCCGGTGAATCAGCGGATCAGCAGTACCGAGCGCCACGAACCGCACCGAGTACGACTTTTCCGTCACCTCAGAATCGACCGGGAACTTCGACTGCAACACCATCAGATCGTCAGAGGTGACATCAGGTTCACGCTCCGCACCGCCATCTTCGGGGTTGCAGCCGATGTGCCACCAACCCTCATTCGGGTCAGTGTTGTACTCGTACTTGCCGTTCACCTTCCGGCGAATGAACAGGTCATCGCGAAGCTTGCCGTCCTGCGCGAACGGCGACCACTTCACCGTCACGCAATCATCCTCGAACGGCGACATGTCAGTCGCGGCACCGCGATTGTCGCGAATGAAAACCGCTTGCAGGCCGCCACGCTCGATGAACGGCTTGTGAATGTCAGTGAATCCGCCGGCGCTCCAGTCGGTGCCGGTCAATGGCTGCGTCATAGGGACGCTCCTCTCATTTGGATAAGGGACCGGATTGCGAAAATTTCCGGCGAACAAAAAAGGGACCCGGCGCTACCGCCAGGCCCCTTGTCAGGGCTGAAACTTCAATTAGATGTACTGAACACCGATCTCGTAGCGGCCCACATGCCGCACCAAGTGGCCGTCGTCGTCATACTCGACGAGGACCGGTTTCATCAGCACACGCGCATAGTCGATACGCGCCACCACACCACCGCCGAGCGGTATCTCCACCAGCGGGTTAACGACGAGCTCCAACATCCGCTGGTGCGTCAACTCGGCCTCATTCTCAGCGGCCTCATCAGACGCGGCGAACGTATGCACCGACACGACAGCCGAATCGCTGCCCTCTTCGGGAACATCACGCCCATCGACACGACGAACCACACGATGCGGCAACGGATCACCCGACAAGCGGCGGGTAGAAACCTTTCCCAGAGGGGACAGCCACGCCACCAGTACACGGTGGATACTCGGCGCTGAATCAGTCGCCATACGCGGTGCCGCCGAACTGTTTAGCTGTCTTCTGGGCAGGCGCGTACTCGTCGTTGTGCGCCGACCCGAACTCCACGAGATGCGCTTGCGGATCAGTCGCGCCGACCTTGCCGCGCCCCTTGTTCGTGGAACGTTCCGTCACCTGAACAGAATCACGGTAGGCGCCGGTGCCCACGGGAGAATTGTTCTTCCACGCGGCAACAACCTCGTCCATGAACTCGTTGACGCCCTGATTCACCTCAGGCAGTTTGTCGAAATCGTCCAGCCGCACACCGAACTTCGCTAAAGGGTTTTTCCTCGTTGGACCGTTAGCCACGATTCATCACACCTTCCGAAGTTCTGCCACCAAGCCCGGCGCCCAACCGTGAAAACCCATGTTCCAGTCACGAACCGCAACCACATCGAACACATCTGACCCGTACCCCACACGGTCTTTCACCTTCACCGGCGAACCGGGCGGCAAGTACAGGTCAACATCGATCGTTTCGGTTTCCACAATCGAATACGTCCCCACCACCTGCACATGCGGGGCAAGTTGGATCACTGGAACAGTCACCCCGGCACCGAACTGGGGAACCGTGTTACCCAGACCATCCGACGTGTCACCGACGTGCGGATAGTGCGTCACCGTGTACGGAGTAGGGAACGTCACGGCATGTACCTGTCGGAACCCAGCGGGATGCTGTTCATCGATATGCGGTATGGCCGCAGACGCAGTTTGAGCGCGTTCGTAAGATACAAGTTTGACGAATCACCGCCCCACTTGAACGAGTACGGGCCAGCAGATGCGGTTGTGCCTTCGGGGTATGGCGATTGAGGTGCAGTGAGGGCGGTAGCGGCGATTTGCGCCACCACCCTCACCACAGCACCAGGAATCACGTCAGGAATCGACTCCCACCCGAGGTACCCGACAACGAGATCGGACGCCTCTTCGAGGAGAAGACCTGCACGAGTGGCTTCGTCCGGCGTCAGTTCACGCCCGAGAACCAACTCCAGGTCATCGATATCCGCCAGTGACATTCGCTATCGCCTTAGCTGCCATCCGGGACGACAGCGCCGACGGGCGTCTTGTTGTCGCCGACCGCGGTAGCGCCGTTGCCCAGCACGTAGGCAAACCGGGCCTTCAACCGGAGAGCGATCATGTCACGCTCCGCCAGGTTGATCGAGCCCACCGTGGCCTGATCGAGGAACTTCACGGTGATGTCCTGACGGACACCGATCCGAACTCGCGAGGAATCCACCACCAGCGCCTCAGCGACACCGACAGGCCACGCACCGTTGGCGTTGAAGTAGGTACCGAACCCGTTGAACGACTCATCGCGGAAGATCGGGTTACCGTTCGCGTCACGAAGGTTCGCCACGTCGAAACGGAATCCCAGGCTGGCGAGCAGCGTGTCAGGCATGTACCCGGCTGCCGCGACCGCCTTCGACGCCCGGTTGATGCAGCCGATCAGGTCGTCTTCGTTCGCGTCACCCGGAACGATCGTGTAGTCCTGGTTTGCCGCGACGGCCGCCGGGAGCAGCGCGGGCGACACCCACGACGACGGCTTGTCGGTGCCGAAGATGACAGCCTGATCGAGCTTCTTACCGATCGCCTGGCCGCCAAGAGCCGCGATCTCTTCCAGCAGCGAGGTCGATGCGTCATCAACCACGTTCTCGTGAACGGGAATGATGACCGCGACTTCCTCAGCGACCAGGGTCCGGTCGGCCCACGTCGCCTCAGACGTCGGCTTCACACCCTCAGGTTCGGTCGCGGACTCCGACACCCACGAAGCGCCAGGCAGGGTCGCCAGGACGGGCAGGTGAGTGGTCTTGGTGCCCATGTTGACAGTCGGGAACGCCTGCAACACAGTCGATCCCTTCTTCGCGGACGCCAGGAGGTCGTTTGCGTAGGCCTCCTGGATGAGGGTCGCGACCTCGGAACGTGAAATGTCAGCCATGATGGCCTTCCTTTCATGGTTTTCCGCCGAGGCCGATCCTCGAACGGGTTTCGATGGTTGGGTTAACCGCCGGCCCGCATCCGACGCAGAGCTTCAGCTGCTGCTGCTTTCGGGTCCAGGTCTGCGGTCTCAGTGCCTGTTGTTCCTGATTTCAGGTTCTTTGCAGGCGGTTTGAGCTTTGGGGCTTGCTGTTGCAATTGCTGATCACGCCATGCGATCAGCTGATCAGCGGAGGCTTCCAGTTCCTCTTTGGTGCTACCCGTGAGGCTGGCCGCTGGGACACCTTTCTCGGCCGCCACTGACGTCACGAGAAGGTCGCGTTCTGCCTTTTCCGCCCGTGAGCTGACTGATTGCAGCTGCTCGGTGAGTTTCTGCAACTCGGTCTTCTCGCCCTCGCGGATTTTGTCCAGCTCTTCGGCTTTCGACTTCAGGTCGTCGTAATCGGAGAATTTGCTTCGTTCGCGTGCGATTCGCTGCTGGATGATCCGATCGAACTCGTCCTGAGATGTGATGGGTTTAAACGAGCTCTGCTGTTCGTCCCCGTTTCCGGGTTGGGTTGTTGCGCCGTCTTCGACGGTGTTTTCAGCCTCTTCGGGCATGGTGATATAACCTCCGCGTTATTGGAGTGGCCCGACCATTTCTGATAGCGCAGGTCGTCCGCGCCTTCGCCTGAAGTGTCAGGCTGAAGTCATGCGCCGTAGAACGGCTTTCGTGTCGATCGCGCCGTGGGCGCCTTTCGTCTCTCCGTCCTCGCGGGCGGCAGTGACGGCGTTTTGGTAGTCGTCTTCCCATTTGTCCACATACGGTGGAGGCTCGTATGACTGGCCCGGGCGGACTGGGACGGCGATGCAGCGGCAGTGGTCGTGGTACTTGGTTGATGCCCCGGCTGATTCTCTGGACCAGTACACTGCGCCGCGTGTGGCGAGCATCCGGCAGAACGGGCATGCTGTAGCCGACGCGTAGCGTGCCCATCTGGTCCTAGCTGGAAATGGCGATCCAGCGGCGGCGATTTCGTTCTCTAGGTTGGCAAGAACTGTTTCCCGCGAGGCGTCGAACACCATCCGCTGTGTAGACCCTGCGAGCCGGTCCAGTGGAGAGGCTTCTCCGGGGGCGTGGAACGCCCACGACACCGTTTTCTGAATGCGGTCTTCTGGTATCGGTTCGATGACCGGTGACGCCTTATATGGCAGCTGCGGCGCGGTTTCGGTGTACCACTGCGCTGTGACCATCGACGCTGCCGACAGTTGCGGAGCTACAAGTTCAGGCAACGCAGCAGAGACAATCCGATCGAACTCCGCAATGTCAGAGTATGACCGCCACAGTTGCACGAGCTGAGATGTGTTCAGCGTCGCCAAGTCCGATAGAACCTGCTGCAAAGCGTCGGCGTCAGTCGGACTGGGCAACTGTCCTACCTGCTATATCCCCCACCTGTGGATCACGCTGAGCCGTTGCCGCTCCTTGCCTGATGCTCGACACCAGATCAACAACAGTGGACTGCTGAATCGAATCCTTGATCGCCTTGATCTGCTGCTGCGACAACCCAGGAACCAAATGAACCACATCCCGCAACTGCACACCCGCCGCGACAAGCTTCGTAATCCCATCGACGACAGCGCCGAACGCACGAGCCTCAGTGTCCCGCCAAACCACCTCAGCACCAGAATCAGCCGCAGTCTCCTCATCGCCATCAATCTCGGCAGCCAGACGTAAAACCTGCTCCCACGACTCACCGAAACTGTCCCGCTTAGCCTGCAACTTCCGCTGCTGATTCGCCTCAGCAGCCGCCAAAGCCTCAGCGGACATATTCACCATCTTGCCCGTCACCTGAGCCGGCGAAATCTGCGCCCGCATCGCAACATGCTGGATCATCTCATCCAGAATGTCGTTGTACTGACCCGTATCCGCAGCAGGAAGCGCCTTCGCGTCAACGTCTTCATCGTCAAACGCCCACACACGCTTAGCGGACGCCGCTAGAATCTCACTAGGCGATGCCGTCCACCCTGTGATCACCTTCTGGGGGAACGCCCCGAACCGCGAAACCACCAGACGATCAAAATTCACCGAATTGATCGCCTGCTGATCACGAATCAACGGTGCCACCTCGCCAACAATCGCACCGTCAGCATCACGACCATTGACGAACCGCACCACAGGGCACACACGCTCGCCACCATAAGTAGCGCCATGCGGCACTGGATCACCATCGACCACAACACTGATCGGATGAGAAGCGCTCCGAAGCGTCGGATCAGACTCCGACACCTCACCCAGATCAAGGTCATAGGCGAACTCGTCGTCATACAAGCGGCCACGGCGACGCAACTTCGCATCAACCTGAGTGACCCACATCTCCAACGCATACTGCGGCCACTCATCAGCAACAGGATCGACATACGCCGTCAGAATCTGCTTCGGAGACCGCGGCGACAACATCGGACCATTCGGGCCAGCAGTCACCGTCATGTACGACGCCCCGTACGTCAAGGCAGGAACATATACCGACGACTGGCGAGCATCCATCCGGTTCGCCTGCCAAATTCGCCACGCCGGATCGTTATCCTGCGCATCCGCAGACCGATACCCGGTCACCGACAGATTCTGGGCGAACGAATCTACAACCAAACCTAGAACGTTCTTCACTGACAGCCGAGCTAGATCTTTGATCTCCTGCTCCGCCGACTCCGGAACCTCTGGAACCCCACGGATACCCTTCGCGTAGTCGCCGATACGGTCCAGCCATGAACGCTCGGAGAGGTGAATCTGCCACATCGCGGCGATCACATCGCGTATCTCGCGATCATCAAGCATCGCAGCTACACCTCCCTTCCGTAGTTAGGTCACCAAAACCTCAGGCGAACGATGCGCCCCCAGAACTGCGCGGCTTCGACGTCACCGCCGCGTACACCGCCGCCGACATCGCAATCGCAGGGCCAATATCAAACGACTCAGCACGCGGCATCATCATCCACCCGCCGGACGGACGATCCTTACGCGTAGCCCCACGCACCGCCACATCAAGCTCAGCCTGGCCGCCATGCGTCAAACGGCCCTGATCAACAAGACTCACCCACAACGCATTGCCAGCGACCGACTCGTTAGACGAATACACCGAAGACTTAAACTTCAGCTGCTTCAGCTTCTCGCCCAACGCTTTCGCCGCACCAACCGAATCATGCTTGATCGGCGTTTTCCGAGACGCGTGCGCGCGCAGGAAATCCACCGCCTCAACCTCAGACTGCGTGCCAAGAGCGATCTCGACATGCACCCCATCGTCGATACCAGACCAGCACGCAACAATCCAGAACCATCCGGACCTGGTTGCACTAACCCCGAACGCTGAAACGTCACCAAGATCGTCCACGTCGCAGCACAGCGACCGCCACTGGTCGCCCGGAACAACCGACGAAACCTCGTTCGTCTTATCCCAAATCCCGAACACCTCACGACGAACATCCTCCGGAGACATGTTCTCCACCAGACGCTCAATCGCCGACTTACCAACACGATGCCCGAACGACGGATTAGCCTCAGCCAACCGATCCCAGAAACCCGGCGCATCAATATCGGCCACAACATCATCGGGAGACTCCGGAGCGAACTCCACATACACACCCTTGAACGGGCGGCGCTTCTTCTGCTCCAGCGCACGATCACGACGACGCTTGAACGCATCATGCACACCCAACGCAACCTCTTGCGGCCGCGGCGGCGTACCCATAAAGAACGCCAAACCAATCTCGGAGACGTTCATCGCGGCGAGCATGTCCGTCAGTGCCGACTCCTTCAAGTTCTGACACTCGTCATACACCTGAATATCAACTTCCGAGAAGCCACGACCGAAACCCTGAGCCCGGGCGCCGAACAAAATCCGTGACCCGTTCGCGAAATGCACACCCCGATTGTCGTCAGACTGCACCACAGGATGCATAGGACGCATCTTCGGCCTGATCGCCGGCTTCTCCACAATCCCCGCGATCTTCGTCAACGTCTCCGATGACGTCCGATCATGATGCGAAGACCAAACCACCAACGTGCCCGGACGAGACAAACAGATCGCGATCAGCCCGACCATGATGCCCCACGTTTTGCCGGCCTGCCGCGCGATACTCAACGTCACACCCATGACGTCGCACGCCAGCGTGCCGTCCTCACGCAAACCCAAGGCCGCGTACCAAATGTCTTCCTGCCAGCGATCAAACGCCACACCCATACCGGGGAGCTCTGGGGCAATCAGCTCGTAGTAGCGGGTATGTGAAATGTCATCCGGGACGAAGCACTGGCGAGCAATATCGACAAGCGGCGCAGGGTTAACCCGACTTCCGGAAGCGGTCGGCATCGAAAGCCACAACCTTGCCGGACTCCTTCGGAGCCGACTCCGACCCCTGCGTCAGCGCCCGCAACCGAACAATCTCCGCCTTCGCCTTCTCAATCGCAGGGTTCAACTGCGAACGAAGCTTCGGCTCTTCTTCGAATGCCTCAGCCAACAGACGGTAACGAATCTCCGCCTCCGCCAGCTCATCACCAGCGGCCATCGCCTCATTCAAAGTGCTGTACTCAGCCATCACATATCCTCTCGGACCCACCGGTTAACCGCCCGACGTCAGCGTGGCGCACCAAAAGCCTGGTGCAAGGTCTAGGCAAAGCGCGGATTCACGTACGACTCCCTCACTTCCGGGACAGCACGATCCCCAGACGACTTCGCGCGATTACACTGCCGACACACTGCCTGGCAGTTATCCAGCCCATCCGAATCTTCCTGAGACCAGCCCAGTCGCGCGGCCTCAACAGAACTCACGATGTGGTCAACCTCAAACGACCGCGGATGAGGTGGGCGAGCGTCATAGTCGATAACCCCGCCCAGTGCCTGGCAATCCGCCGTGATCCGCAACGCGCATGGAGCATCACCGTCACGCTGACGAACCTGAGCGCGGCGACGATTCCGAACAGTCGTGTTGGCGAACGGCACTACAAACCTCCCTACCCCCGGGTCACACACACGGACGCCT